ATCCATATATGGGATGATGTAAAGGGATACTTTACAATGCCATATCAACGTTACGCTTTTAAACCTGCGGTAAACGGTGAATGGACATCCATATATGGAGATAAATTAACAAAGGTTTTTAAATACGAAAAAGAAGATTCATCTTTATTTGAATCTGATGTTCCTGAAATAACCAGAGTATTGGTAGATTTATATACCAATTCAGATTTACCCTCCGAAGGGCATAAAGTTCTTACTTTTGATATTGAGGTTGAAATGAATTCTGGTCTACCTGATACTGAAAAGGCAGAAAACGAAATTACATCAATCGCTGTTCATGATTCAGTTGAAGATTTTTATTATGTATTAGTATTAGACAAGAATCGAACAATACAACCATCCAAATCCGGAAATAGATTAGTGGCTCCATTCGATACTGAAAAGGAGATGCTGAATAAATTTTTAGATATATACGAATCTATTTCCCCAACAATTATAACCGGATGGAATATAGATTTCTTTGACGTTCCCTATCTATTTAATCGTCTGAAAAACCTTTTGGGTGAAAGACAAGCAAAAAGATTATCTCCGATTAGAGAGGTATTCTATTCACCTTATAGAAAAAAATGGTTTATTGGTGGAGTATCGGCATTAGATTATTTAGTTCTATATAAAGAATACAATTATACTGAATTAGACAACTACCGATTAGATACGGTCGCAAAGATTGAATTAGGTAGAGGTAAGGTTGAATACACCGGAAACTTGGATGAGTTATTTGAAAAAGATAAAGAAAAGTTTATCGAATATAACTTGGAAGATGTTAGGTTGATTGTAGATATGGATAAGAAGCTACAATTTATCGATTTGTGTAGAGGTATTGCACACGCCGGACACGTTGCCTATGAAGATGTTTTTTTCACTTCACGACCATTAGAGGGAGCACTCTTATGTTTCTTACGCCAAAGAGGATTAGTAGCACCTAATAAAATGAAGAAAGAGGATTCAGATAGAATGATTGATTCTATGAGAGAAACCGGTGGAATCGATGAGAGTGCAAAAGATGAAAAGTTTATTGGTGCGTATGTGAAAGACCCTATCGTTGGTAAATACGATTGGGTATATGACTTGGATTTAACATCTCTTTATCCATCTATTATTATGACCTTAAATATATCACCCGAAACCAAAATGGGTAAGGTTGATAATTGGGATATACAAAGATACTTAAAGGGATTGGATGATTCTTATTCAATACAAGGAAAGCAAATTACAAAAGAAAAGTTCAAAGAGTTTCTCAACGATAGTGGATACTCTATTGCTTCAAATGGTGTAATTTATAGGAATGATAAAATCGGTTGTATTCCTGCAATATTGGATGAATGGTTTCAAAAGAGGGTTGAATTCCGAAAGCTAGAAAAGCAATTTGGAGAAGCGGGTGATAAAGAAAAATATGCATTTTATAAGAAAAGACAATTGGTTCAAAAAATTCTTCTTAACTCACTTTATGGTGTATTAGGATTACCTTCATTTCGTTTTTACGATATTGATAATGCGGAAGCGGTTACGATTACTGGTCAAACGGTAATTAAATCCACCGCCGATATGACTAATATAAAATACAATAAAGAGTTAGGAACAAAGGAAGCAGATTACAACATTTATATTGATACTGATTCAGTATTCTTTTCCGCAGTTCCATTATTAGACCATAGGCATCCTAATTGGAAACAAATGGAAGATAGTGAAGTTGCTAAATTAGTAGATGGTATCGCTGGAGAAACACAGGATTATCTCAATAATTTTTATGATATATTATCTGAAAAATTAATAAATGTTCCAAAAGATAAACATCGTTTTCAGATTAAAAAAGAATTCGTTGCTAGGGCCGGATTATGGATTGCAAAGAAAAGATATGCACAATGGATTATTGCAGAAAATGGAGTTCCGGTAGATAGATTAGATGTAAAAGGTTTAGATGTAGTTCGTTCATCGTTTCCTCAATCATTCAAAGATTTTATGAGGCAAACCCTTATTGATATATTAAAGGGTGAAACAAAGGAAACTATGGATGAAAAGATTATTAATTTCAAAGGTTCACTTCCATTAGTTAAACCATATAACATTGCTAAAAGTAGTTCGGTAAAAGAACTTTCAAAATATACTCCCGCAAAAGGCGCGATGTTCCAATTCCTTAAAGGAACTCCTGCGCATGTTAAAGCTGCTTGGACTTATAATCAATTGTTGAAGCACTTTAATTGTGGGTTTAAATACTCACCTATGAAGAATGGTGATAAAATGAAATGGGTATATCTTAAACAAAACCCATTAGGATTAGAAACAATAGCTTTTAAGGGAGCAGATGATCCGGAAGAGGTAGAATCTTTCATCAAAAATTACATTGATTATGATAAGATTTTTGAGCATGAAATGCAGAATAAATTAGAAGATTTTTATAAAGCATTAGGATGGGGGCATTTACAGTTAAAAATTACAAAATCTGATAAATTTTTCTCATTTTAATTTGGAAAATCGAAATAAAACACATATATTTACAACAATAAAAAATAAAAATTAAAACAATCGTTATGGACAAAAATCGTTTAAGCCGTTTTATCTCAAAGTATAATTTGGCAGGATTAGTTGAATCAGTTTCTTGGAAAGCAGAAAACAAAACATTAACAACCCGTTTTATCTCCGATGATAAGACTGTATTAGGTTCAGTTAGTGTGGTAGATTTCGATTTCGAAGATTCTACTGTCGGTGTTTACAATACAAACACATTAAAAAGTTTATTAGGTGTATTAGGAAATGATGTAAACATCACTTTGAAAAAAGTTGATGAAAAGCCGATTTCATTATCTCTAACATCAGATGCTACAACCGTTCAATACCAATTAGCGGATTTAGCAGTTATTCCAAATGTACCGGATTTAAAACAATTACCAGAGTTCGGTATCAGTATTGATATGGATGGTAATTTTATTGAGAAGTTTATCAAAGCAAAATCAGCGTTGAGTGACATCGATAATTTTACTGTATTGACGGAAAAAGGTAAATTGAAAATTGTTATTGGTTATTCTAACATCAACACTAATAGAGTTGAGTTGGTAGTTAATGATAGTTTCGATGGAGAAGTAAAACCAATTTCATTCTCCGCAAAGTATTTCAAAGAGATTCTTTCTGCTAACAAAGAGGCTAACAAAGCAACATTAAAAGTATCGAAAGAAGGATTAGCAAATGTGGATTTCTCTGTTGATGGATTCACTTCATCATATTTCCTAGTAGAAGTTCAATTATCATAATTTTAAACAATTCAAAGTATGAGTTTTTTCGAACAACAAGAAGAACAAGTTCACTCACTTTGGGTTGAGAAATATAGACCTACAAAGTTAGATGATTATGTAGGTAATGAAAATCTCAAAGCAAAAGTAAAGGGGTATATCGAAAGTGGTGATATACCTCACTTACTTTTCTTCGGTAAAGCGGGGACAGGTAAGACAACACTCGCTAAACTAATCGTAAAAAATATCGAATCCGATGTAATGATTATCAACGCATCTGATGAGAACAATGTTGATACGGTTCGTAATAAAGTGAAAAACTTTGCAAGTGGAGTTGGATTCAAGCCATATAAGATTATTATATTGGATGAGTTTGATTATATGACACCTAATGCACAGGCGTTGTTAAGAAACTTAATGGAAACATTTAGTAAGCATTGTAGATTCATTTTGACGTGTAATTACATAGAGAAAATCATTCTTCCAATTCAAAGTAGATGTCAATCATTTCAAATTGTACCCCCAACAAAGAAAGATGTAGCGGTTCAAATTGCTAAAATTCTAAAAGAAGAGGATATACAATTTAATCCGGCTGATTTAGTTCCTATTGTAGATGGATATTATCCTGATATCAGAAAAATTATTAATACCTGTCAATTAGCTTGTGTTAATGGTGTTTTGAAAACTGATAGTGCTACAATAGTTGATTCTGATTTTCGTATCAAATTAGTAGAAATACTAAAATCAAAAGATGAAGTTAGGAATAAGTTTATGGTAATAAGACAATTAGTAGCTGATAATCGTATTTCAGATTTTACTGATGTTTATTCGTTTCTATATGATAAGTTGGATGATTACGCAAAAGGAAATACTGCAAATGTTATTATTGCATTAGCGGAAGGAACATCAAAAGATGCATTAGTAGTTGATAAGGAGATTACATTTATGGCAACTATTATTTCAGTAATACAATTAGTTAAATAGTGAATGATTTTTTAGTTTATTTATTTGTTGTATTTTCTCAATTAGCGTTAGCCGTATTTAAAGTTTTAGAAATAAAATGGGTAGTTGAAAATGATATAACAAAATCAGTTTTATTATTTAATATACAAACTGCCTTTTGGATTGCATCAACCGCGTATTCAGTAGATAGTTTTTTAAAGGGTGATTGGGTTACAATTATCCTATTTCTTTTATCTGGCTCTATTGGTAAGATAATAATCCTCAAATACTTTAAGAAAAAAGAAAAGTTTTAATGTGCGGAATAATAGGAGGTAATTGGTTTACATCAATAAAGCAAACCAAAGACCATTTACAAAAAATAATTCATAGAGGTAGAGATGCTTCTATTGTAGATGTAATTGATGACATCTATGTAGGGCATAACCGCCTTTCAATACAAGACCTTTCCTCAACTGCGAATCAACCAATGTGGAATGAAGATAAGACGGTTTGTATTGTATATAATGGGGAACTTTGGGATAGCGTTGAAACTAAAGAATTGAAGTCATCTCTAAAAACAAAGTTCAAAACTAAATCTGATACTGAAATAATTTTAAACGCATATTGTGAATTTGGAACTAAATCATTTGAGTTATTAGATGGTATGTTTTCATTTGCAATAGTTGATACTAAAATAGATAAGGTATTTGTAGTTAGAGATTATGTAGGTGAACTTCCACTTTGGTATGGGATTGATAACGATGGTAAGTTAGTATTTTGTTCCGAAAAGAAAGGCCTTCCACTTACTGATTTATATGATACACAAGTAAAGGCAATTTATCCTGGTACTTATTTAGAATATAATTACAAAACATTAGAACATTCAGCCCAAACTTATTACAAACTTCCAACTGAAATAATAAATGATGATAGAGAAACTATTGTCAATAACATTAGAAAAATGTTAGAAGAAGCCGTAAAAGTAAAGATGGTTTCAGATGTTCCCATTTGCACAATTCTAAGCGGTGGTATTGATTCAGTAATTACAACTTATATACTTTCGCGTATTAAGCCTGACATTGAGGCATTTGTAGTTTCAATGGGAGATGGTGATACAAAGAACGATGATATAAAATATGCACGAATTGCTGCAAAAGAATTCGGTGTTAAGTTGCATGAAATTATATTGACTGAAAAAGATGTAGAAGATGCAATTGAAGAAACACTTTATGTGATTGAACAAAGTAGATGGCAAAATGTTGGTTCAGCGATTGCACAAATAGCCCTATCCAAAAAAATAAATGAGTTAGGATTTAAAGTTGTGTTTAGTGGAGACCTTTCAGATGAGATATGGGGAAGTTATGGACATATTCAGGCGTTTCATTGGAGACCGGAAGATTACGATAAGGCAAGAAGAAAGTTAGTAGAAGATGTTCATAAAACAAACTTTCTAACAACGAACCAATCTATTATGTGGGGTGGAACCGTAGAGGTTAGAACTCCTTATAGTTGGAGACCGTTTGTAGAATATACACTAAACATTCCACCCCTTTATCAAAAAGAAGGTGGACATATGAAACCCTTATTAAGAGCAGCATTTAAGGGAGAGATTTCAGATGAACTTCTTTATAGACCTAAGGTTTACTTTGCAAAAGGCTGTAGAACCGGTGATATGATGGAACTTCGTAAAGATACTTTGAAATCTCAATTAAAATCCTTATATTCGTATAAGAATGATATACTACTTAATAAATTTTTCTCAATAAATGGTTAGAATACTTAATATACAAAATGAGGGTGATGAAATGGATGCAGCCATCAGAGAAGCAATGGAAATAATTGATTTATATCCAAAAGTATTTCCCCATTTGGCTGGACAAGGATTTAAGTTGAAAAAATACTTTAATAAACCTAATGGTGGTGTAGTATTGCAAGATGGCGTAGTTATAACCTTTGAGAAAAGCAAGGGTAATTCTAAGATTGCAAGAAAGACATTTGCTAGAAAGAAAAAAGGTGATATGATTATTCACCAAATAGCATCAAAAGAAAGAAATGGTTCTGCTCAAAAAGTATTTAATCAGTTTGTAGAGTATTGTAAATCAAAGCAATGTGAAAACATTATTCTATCAGTTAGAACTGCAAACGAAACAGCTAGAAAATTTTACGAAAGAAATGGGTTTGAATTAGTAGATGAAAATAGTGAAATGTGGCATGGTAAAAAAGAAGGATTTATTTCTGGCTCAATTTATAAGTTGAGATTACCGGCTCATAAAAATATAGAAACCATCATTGATAATAAAAAATATAACTTTATAAGAAATGTATTTAGATTATTTCGACAAATTTAAGGGAATGACTCCTTACTTACACATAGGTAAAGAGGAGTGGACGTATATAAAAAATACATTCGATATTAATGATGTTAAGGAAACATTGGCCGACATTCTTATGGAATACCCAATACCTTACGCACAAATTTCTGATGCAGAAGTATTAGATGCGTATAAGAAATTAAAAGGTACATGGTGGGCTGACATTCTTAAAGAAGGAGAATGGTTTCCACGAAAAGCATCAGAAAGCAGATACCCAATAACATTTAGAGGTAAACAACAATACTTCAGTAGAAATAATGTTGGTAATGAATCCTCTAATTTTTTCCAACAGGCAAATCGTTGGAGTGTAGACGGTACCGTTTCACCTGGCCCAAAAAGAACTTGGGAAACAAGAGAGTTTATGGTTTCACTTATGGGTGGATTATATACTCTTAAATTTGATGAGATAGATAGAAACTCTTTGAGAACTTGTTTAGGTTTAAGAAAATACATTTGTGCACAATTTAAACCTAATGTGGCAAAGGCATTATACGATTATCTTAAAGTAGAGAATGTATTAGATTTTTCAGCAGGATGGGGAGACCGTTTAGCGGGATTCTATGCAAGTGAAACCGGAAAGCATTATGTAGGCGTAGACCCTAGAAAAGAAAATCACCCGATATATCGTCAGCAAGCAGATTGGTATGAAAAACACCGAACATTTTTTGAAATAGAAAAGAAAGCAGATTTTCATTGCTCACCTGCCGAAGATTTAGATTTTTCACAATATACCGACCATTTTGATATAGTATTTACATCACCTCCTTACTTTAATGTTGAGAGGTATTCTTATGATGATACTCAAAGTTGGGTAAGATATAAATCTATTGATGCATGGAATGAACAATTTTTACATAAAGTAATTCATAACTTATGGCCAACTATTCGTAAAGGAGGTTATTTGGCAGTGAACATTGCAGATGTTTATGCTAAATCAAATGATAGAGAAAAGGGTTATGTTGAAATTACAAACCCAATGAATGATTATATCCAAACATTAGGTGCGGAATACGAAGGATGTTTGGGCATGGAGATGGCAAAGAGACCTGGTTCAGCAGGAGCGGGGGCAATTATTGAAGGTGATGAAGACCGTTATACCGAAGAGGCATTAGAAAAAGCAAAGGAAGCGGAAGGTAAAAGATTTTGTGAACCTATTTGGATATGGAGAAAACTATAAAAGAATACTTTAGTAAGTTTTATGATATGAAACCATACCTCACTATTGATGAGGAGGAGTGGGCATATATTTTAAAAACTTATGATAAAGAAGAAATTATAGAAACCCTATCAGAAGTCTGTCATACATATCCATTACCTATACCGGTTTATACTAATGAAGAGGTATTAGAAGATTACAAAAAATTAAAAGGAACTTGGTGGCCTGATATATTGATTGAAGGTAATTGGTTTCCTCGTAATGGTAGAGAGAGTAAATACCCACTTACATTTGATGGTAAGTTTATGTATTTCAAAAAGTATACCGTTGGTAATAAAGCATCCAATAAATTCCACGTAGAGAACCGATATAAAGTTGATTGGGTAAGAGGCCCATCCGGTTGGAGAACGTGGCAGACAGTTGAAGGAATAAAGACCATTGTAAGAGCATTCTTTACATTAGATAAGGTTTTAACTGATGTAAGCATTAATACCTTAAAGATGGCGATGAATTTGAGAAAATATGTAGCATCTCAATTCAAACCAAATGTTGCAAAAGCACTTTACGATTATTTTAAATCCGAATACATTTTAGATTTTTCGGCAGGATGGGGTGATAGATTTGCAGGATTTTATGCGGGTGATAATACTAAACATTATGTTGGTATAGACCCGAACTTAAATAATCATCAACACTATCTTTTGCAAGAAGAATACTATAAGTTTAATCAAACATTTTTTGAGAGTGAAAAAAGAGCTACATTTATTCCACAACCGGCGGAAGATGTAGATTATTCGGAATATGAAAATTATTTTGATACAATTTTTACTTCACCACCTTACTTCAATACTGAAAGGTATTCAGATCACGATACTCAATCTTATTTGAGATATAAAAAAATAGATGATTGGAATACTAATTTTTTACATAAGGCATTAGAGAAAATGATTCCGACTTTGAAGAAGGGTGGAATCTTAGCCGTAAACATTTCAGATGTGTTTTCTGCACCTGATGGTGGGTATGTAGATATAACCAACGCTATGAATGATTTCCTCCATTCTAGGGGGTTAAAATATAGAGGGTGTATTGGCATGGAAATGACGAAAAGACCCAACAGCGGAGGTGCTGGAACTGCCGTAAGTGATTATTATTCAGATGATTCAAAGAAGCAAGCGGAAGAAGGAAAAAATCAAGCATTTGGAGAACCAATATGGATATGGGAAAAATAGATAAAGTTATATTATGGGGTTGTTCTATCAGTTATGGATTAAATGCTGATAAGGATAAAATCTATGGGCAAAGAATTGCTGATTGGTTAGGAGTTCCACTAATTAACCTATCAATTAGTGGTGCAGGTAATATAGTAGGGAGTAATACTCTAATGAATAAACCAATAGAATTTTATAAGAATAGTTTGGTATTATTTCAGACTACATATTTCGAAAGACAAATAGATAAAGACCTTATTCCTAATCCTTTTTATGGTAATAGATTTTTTAAAGAAGTAAACTCTAATAGCTTTAGGGTTGATGATTTTAGAGAAGAGTATGGGGAAAAGGAAGAGATTTTAAGAATAGATGATTGGGTAGGTTATTGGACTGAATACGAAAATTTCTACAATAGAAAGTATTGGCATTACAAAAAAGATTTTGACCACACAAAATGGGTTGATTATCTAAAAGAGTTATTTAAACAAAACAGTTATTCGATTTATTTAGTTCACAAATGGTTTGAAAAAAATGAGATAGAACACTTATTCTTTGATATACCAATTCCTATTATGGGATATAAACTAAATTACAAAGATTATTATGTAGGGAATTCTACATTTTTCGCTAAATCGATGGTAAGATTTTTGACAGAGGAAAGTGAAATTAAAAATTGCTTTTATAACACTTTTAAAGATGAAAACTTTTTCTTCATCGATGAGATAGATGAAAAAAATAAAATAACTGATGTTCTAATTGAACCATTATATAGTGGTAATGATACAACTATATGGAAAGAATGGTTAATGCCGGATAGACCTTATGGAACTCCCGATCCGTGTCATCCTAATGAAAATGGACACGAAAAAATATTTGAAGTATTAAAAAGAAACATTAAAAAATAAAAACAAAAACTATGGCACAAATTTTAGGAAACCAACAATTACCACCTCAGCCAAAAATAGATTGGTCACAGGCACAGGATTTTAATTGTTCAAATTGTGGAGGTGAGTATTTTATCTCCGCAGCTATTATTAAGAAATTTTCAAAATTGGTAACCGGGACAACAAAAGATGCGGTATTACCATTTGATATATTGATATGCGGAAGTTGTGGAAAGCCCGTTGATGAGTTGATACCCGCAGAACTTAGAAAACCAAAACAAGAAAAGCAAGAAGTTAAGACACCTCCTCCACAAGAACCTCAAAGTAATTTAACATTAGAATTGTAGTAGAGTATGAAAGTATTATTTGTTTGTGCATTAAAAGAAGAATCAGATGGATATGATACTTTGTTTGATTATCCGATTATTCATACTGGCGTTGGAAAGATAAACGCTGGATATAAAACGGCTATGGGCATATTGGAACACAAACCTGATTTAGTTTGTAATTTTGGTAGCTGTGGGAGTTTTAGTATGGATAAGGGTATGTTATTAAAGGTTAAAGATGTATATAATGGTGATATGGATGCAGAACCATTAGTTCCCTATTCTATCACCCCTTTCGACCAGGATGGGGATTATTTAGAGATTGAAAATGAAGGAGTTAGCTGCTTCACATCCGAAACCTTTATTACGAAGGAAAAGGTTAAAAACTTTCCCCCTAAAAAGTTGGAATTGTTAAATAAATGTAGTATATTTGAAATGGAATTATACTCAATTACGAGAGTTTGCAAAGAGTTCAAAATACCGATAGTTTCTTACAAATGGGTAAGTGATGATGGTGGGATGGATGATTGGGAAAAAAACTGCAGAATTGGGTATTCTCAATTTAAATTAGAATTTTATAACAAATATATTGCTGGATAATGGCTAAAACGCTTTTCGACCATCTTAACGCTATAACAAAAGACCAAGATCCTAATTACTTCGATAAATTATCCGAAGAAGATTTAAAGACTTGGAGTAATTATATGATTCATAGATTTCTTTCTATGAACTATGATTTTGTAGAAACCATTGCCCAATTTCAACCATTAACTCAAACAATGGAGCCTAAACTTTACTATCTTTTTATGATAGGAGTTTTACCGAAAGGAAAGCAATACCTTCGTTATATTAAGGGAAAGAGTGAGGAATCTGCTAATGAAAAATTAGTAGAATTGATTATGGTAGAATACAATTGTTCAAAAAATACAGCAATTGATTACTACAACATTCTCACTCATATCAAAGAAGGTGATGAATACTTCACTTACTTAAAAACAAAGTATGGAGAAGTAGAAAAAGAAAAAAAATCTACAAAAACTAAAACCAAAAAGAAATAATGGCAAGAGTATCTTTTTCTCAATATTCAATGTGGACATCTTGCCCTCAACAATATAAGCTATCTTATATTGATGGGCTATCTATTTCAAATGCTAACATACATTTGATTTTCGGAACAGCAATGCATGAAACCTTACAAAAGTTTTTAGATGTAATGTATAATGCAACTAAATCATCGGCGTTGGCAATGGATTTGGATATGTTGTTGAAAGATAGATTAGTTGAAAACTTTAATAAAGAAAAAGAAAAGTTAGGAGAGAATGAATTTCCTTGCACAAAAGAAGAGTTAGAAGAATTCTTCGGTGATGGTAGAAAGATACTACAATACTTTAAAAGTAAATTAGTATTGTTCTTTTCTAAAAAGGGATATGAATTGGTGGCAATAGAATTACCACTTAATATGCCTATTAAAGAGAATGTGCACTTTATTGGATTTGTCGATATTATTATCAGAGAAATTGCTACAAAGAAAATTACCATCATAGATTTTAAAACATCAACTGCCGGTTGGAATAAATACCAAAAGGCAGACCCGATTAAGAACGCACAAATCTTATTATACAAAAAGTTTTACGCTGAAAAGTATAAGATAGATGAGGATAAGGTTAATGTAGAATTTCATATCCTTAAAAGAAAAGTTAAGGAAGATGCTGATTATCCAATTCCTCGTATTTCAAAGCACGTTCCTGCGAGTGGTAAACCTTCTATCAATAAAGCATGGAAAGGGTTTATGGATTTCGTAGAGAGTGTATTTGATGAAGAGGGAAAATATAAAGATGTAGATTATCCAACTAACAAAGGGAAGCAGTGTGATTGGTGTGAGTTTAAGGAGAGAAAAATTTGTTCATTGTGGAGTTAATTAAAGGAATACTATGGGGAATAATTGGCCAAATTACATCTTTTTTACAACTACAAGGTAGTATAAAATTTGGATGGTTTCAAAAATACCCATTATTGATTATAATAAGTGCAATGCCAGGAATGTGGTTCTATCTAAAATCGGTAAACCATTTAGTAAACGCATTTGATGGAGCATTATGGCCCTCCCGTCTAATTGGATTTGGAGTGGGTATAATAGTATTCGTATCTCTTAGCATACTAATTTTTAGAGAACCTATTACCGTAAAAACATTCATTTGCTTAATTTTGGCTTCCGCCATATTAGGGATACAAGTTTTTTGGAAATAATTATCTTTTTGGAAAAAAAATATATATATATTTATATATACAAAAGATAATAATATGGATGTTAAACTAACGAGTGTAAAGATTCTTAAAGATCTTTATTCGCAATTCAAAAGGGTTACAATTGATGACAAAATGAGTTTACAAAAATTAGTAAATCGTTCTCTCACAATGTATGTAGAAGACCCAAACTTTAAAAACAAAATTGATTCATTTTCAGAATTACAAATTTCTGGTTCACAGTTTTAATTTATGAATAATAAAAAAACAATTCTTCTTCTATCAGATGATTTAAGAATGCATAGTGGTATAGCTACTATGTCAAAAGAAATAGTTTTAGGTTCCGTAAGCAAATACAATTGGATTCAGGTTGCAGCAGCCGTTCAACATCCCGAAGTTGGGAAAATAATTGATGTATCCGATGATGTAAAAAAGCATAGTGGTGTTGAAGATGCTAGTGTAATACTTTATCCTAATAGTGGATATGGTAATGCGGATTTAATTAGAAACCTATTATCTAAACACAAAATAGATGCTATCCTACATTTTACCGACCCTCGTTATTGGATTTGGTTGTATGATATGGAGCATGAAATTCGACAAACTTGTCCAATTTTCTTCTACCATATTTGGGATGATTTGCCAGATCCACACTACAATAGAGATTACTATGAAAGTTGTGATTGGTTGGGTTGTATCTCTAAGCAAACTTATGGCATTGTTAAAAGAACCGGTGCATTACAAAATGGGAAAACTTGGAAGCCGTTGGAAGATTGGCAAGTAAGTTATGTTCCACATGGTGTATCAAAATTGTATAAACCATTAGAAGATAGTAGTGATGAGTTGAAACAAAAACTATTTGCAGGTAATGATTACGAATTCGTAGTTTATTGGTCAAATAGAAACATTCGTAGAAAACAACCATCAGATGTTATTTGGGCATTCCAAAAGTTTTTAGATAAATTACCGGAGGAAAAGAGAAAGAAGGTGATGTTATTGATGCATACACAGCCGGTCGATGAAAATGGAACTGATTTAGTTGCCGTTGCAAAAAGATTAGCACCTGATGCAGAAATTAAATTTTCAACGAATAGATTATCTACCGAACAAATAAATCAATTACTAAATCTTTGTGATGTATCGGTGAACATTGCCGGTAATGAAGGATTTGGCCTAACGACTTGTGAAGGTATAATGGCAGGTGTTCCATCTATCTTATTAGTGACAGGTGGTTTGCAAGACCAATGTGGATTTAAATTGGATGGAAAGTTATTAACCGCAGAAGATTATGTTAAGATTGGTTCTTTGCATGATTGGAGAGAATGGGAAGATAAAGTAGAGCATGGAGAATGGGTTAAGCCATTGTGGGCAAGGGCTCAAAATATGAACGGTTCAGTTCCAACTCCTTACATCATAGATGATAAAATAGATGTATATGAATTAGCAGATGCATTTAAGTATTGGTATGACATTCCGAAAGAAAAAAGGAAAGAAATGGGATTAAAAGGTAGAGAGTTCATCCTTTCAGAAAACGGATTCTATTCACAAAGAATGGCGGATGAAATGGTTAAAGGGATGGAAAGGGCCTTTGAAAATTGGAAACCAAAAGAAAGATTTGAATTATATAAAATAAAATAAGTTACGAATGGCTAAACCATTTTTATTATATCAAGCTCCAATAGCGACTAGGAGTGGATATGGAGATCATGCAAGAGATTTACTCAAATCATTTAGAGATTTAGATTATTATGACATTAAGATTGTTTCAACGAGATGGGGAGCAACCCCTATGGATCAACTTAATCCAAACGATGAATTTCATAAATGGATACTAGATAATATTGTTGGTGAAATAAATATACAACCTGATGTATATGTTCAGATGACAGTTCCAAATGAATTTCAACAAGTAGGAAAATTTAATATAGGGGTTACCGCTGGAATTGAAACGACTGTAATACCGAAGGATTGGGTTGATGGGTGTAACCGAATGGATTTGGTTATTACAACTTCACAGCATTCTAAATCAGGTATAGCTGGGACACAATGGACAGAAAGGGATAAAACCACTCAACAGGTAATAACCGAACATAGAGTTTCAAAGCCGGTAGAAGTTTTATTTGAAGGAACTGATTACAAAGAGTTAGATGGTTTGGATAAATTAGATTCTATTAAAGAAAACTTTTGTTTCTTATTCGTAGGCCATTGGTTACAAGGAAATCTTTATCATGATAGAAAAGATGTAGGCGGAATGATTCAAACATTTCTTTCTGCATTTAGTAGAACGAAGGGTGAGAAACCTGCCCTAATACTCAAAACCTCATCAGCGGGATTTTCAATTAGAGATAGAGAAGAAATTCTCCGAAAAGTTGAAGAGGTAGCATCTCAGGTTAAGAGTGATGTTTCAATTTATCTTATACATGGTGATTTAACACCTGATGATATGTGGAAGTTATATAATCATCCAAAAGTAAAAGCGACTATCTCATTTACACATGGTGAAGGATTTGGAAGACCTCTATTAGAATTTAGTATGACAGGAAAACCAGTAATAAGTAGTGGTTGGAGTGGTCAATTAGATTTTCTAAATGATAAACAATCAGTATTATTAGATGGTGAATTAAAAAATGTAGACCCATCAGCTTCAAATCAATTTTTATTACCTGAATCACAATGGTTTTATGTAAATTATAGTAATGCGGCTTTCAAATTAATTGATGTGTTTAATAATTATGATAAATACCTCTCCGAATCTAAAAAATTAGGTAGGGATAATATAAATAAGTTTTCACATAATAAAATGACAGAGGCCCTAAAAGGTATTTGTGATAGACATATAAAGGTTGCAAAGCATGTTGATTTAATACTACCAGAATTCTAAAAAATGGCAGAATCTAGGATATATCTACCTCTATGGGGAAAATTGTTTAAGACAAGTAGAAAGGTTTCGACAACTATTATGAAACCTGGTAATTTTTACAAAATACAAGTTTATAAATATGCGGACCCATCTCAAACAAAAGTTTTGGCAGGATTAGATACTACTTACATTTTTTTAATAGGAAAATTTAGAGGTAAAGATGAAAAAGGTATGATTCATTACTATTTTCCTGCACTAAAATTAAAGCATGTAAATCCTCGTAATTTCTTTTATGCATTAGAAGCGGCTACTGATTCAATTAGTGAACAAAAAATTGATGAAGCAGAAGAGTTTAGATTTCTTTTAAGACAATTTCCATTAGATGGTAAACCTCTATTTACAATCTTAAAAAAGAAACCTTTAATATACGATGGTAATTATAGAGAATACAAAATGGCTTCAATAAGATCAGTTGAAGAAGTTGAATTAACTAAGTCTTATATAAAATCAAAAATGATTAGAGGTTATACTAATAAAGAGAAAATTGATGAGGAGAAGAAATTAGAAAAACCTAAACAAACTCCACAGGAGTTAAAAAAGGAAGAGAAGGTCGAAAAGATAATAAAACAAAAAGAAATTAATTTAGAACCACCGCCTGAGAGTATTGCGGAAAAAATAGAAGTAATTAATCAGACATCACAACCAAACACATAGTTATGACATCTAAAGAATTTGTCCTTTGGTTAAAAGGATTTACCGAAGGAGTGCATGAATTTAATGTTACTCCGAAACAATGGGATTTATTAAAAGATAAATTGAAAGAAGTAAGTGATGAACCGAAAATAGGAACTCCAATTGGAGAAGGTGGATGGGGAACGCCCAATACAACACCTGTATGGCAACATCCACATTATGTAGACCCATACCACCCATATAGGATAACGTGTCAACCGGATACAAATGGTACAACACTAACATCATCTGGTAGTGGTGGAACTATTGTAGCTACGCCTGGATATGGTTCTATTACATACTCTAATCCACCATTTGGATTTGGAAGTACATCAACTGCATATGGTTATCCGAGTGGTAGTGCTTGGAGTTATACAAATTCAACAAATAATAAGCCGGTTCAATCGGAAGAACATTCTGAAAAACACCACAACGAAGATTAAGTATGAAAATAAGTTACGCTATAACTGTTTGTAATGAGTTAAAAGAACTCACCTCATTAATTAACTTTCTCCTCGTGCGTATAGATAGCGAGGATGAGGTTGTTATTCAATATGATAGTGAATCAGTTACAAAAGAAGTTGTGGATTATCTCAATATAATTAGTGATATACAAAAACAAATTAAGATTATATCATTTCCTCTTAATAAAGATTTTGCATCCTTTAAAAATAATCTAAAAGAACATTGTGAAGGAAAATACATTTTTCAAATTGATGCAGATGAAGAACCATCGGAAATTTTATTAGAGAGATTAAAACAAATTCTGACTATAAATGAAGTTGATATAATTTTTGTTCCAAGAGTGAATACCGTAGAAGGATTAACTCAATCACATATTCAAAAATGGGGTTGGAAAGTTGATGATAAAGGTTGGGTAAATTGGCCTGATTATCAAACTCGTATTTACAAAAATACCGAAGAAGTTCAATGGCATGGAAAAGTGCATGAAAGAATAACCGGATACACAACTTTTACAAATTTCCCATCAGATGAAAATTACTCACTATATCATCACAAGGAAATAGAAAGACAAGAAAAACAAAACGATTTTTACGATAAAATTTAATAATATGAAAAAAGAAATTCTAATTGTAGTCCCATCTAGAAGTGGTGATAGCAAAAGATTCCCTAATGTAGATAGGTTTATAGAAAATTGGAAGGAAAATACCGAAGGGTTTAGTGATTTATGTATAGCATTAGATGATGATGATTCACATCAGTATCCAATTAGAGACGGTGTTATATACGAAATTAATCCACGTATTAGAATGATTCCAACACTTAATCAAATTGCTTTGAAATATGCCAACCAGTATAAATGTATAGCATTTTTTGGAGATGACCATATTATTAAAACAAAATGGGAATCAAAATTTTTACAATTTTTTGAAGAAAATAATAATATAGGAATAGCTTACGGTAATGATTTGTTACAAGGAGCTAAACTACCTACCGCAGTTTGCCTAACATCTAACATAATTAATCAATTAGGATTTATGGTGCCGAATTTTCTGATTCATATGTATGCAGATAATTTCTGGTTAGATTTGGGTAATAGTTGCCAAATTATAAAATATTTTGATGATGTTGTATTTGAACATATTCATCCTGATAATGGTAAAGCGGAAAGAGATTCACAGTATGTTGATGCGGCTTCGGTGGCATATATTGACCAACAAAAATATATGGATTATAGAAGAGGATTTGATTTCTTAAATGATGTAAATAAAATTAAAGATTTAATTGAAGAATAATGGGATACTCGCAACACAATGAAGATGAATTAATCTTATCACACTTAAAGGAATTTAATTTAGAAAGAGGCGGAACGTTTTTAGATGTTGGTGCAAATGATGGTGTAACATATTCAAATTCAAGATTATTTATTCAGAATTACGAGTGGGAAGCGGTGTTGATAGAGCCTACTACCGATTGTGTTAATAAATTAAATGAATTGTATAAAGAAAATGATAAAGTAACTATATTCGATTATGCAATAGATTTAGAAGAGGGTGAGAAGGAAATTTATTTAGGTTCTCTGCATAATGAAGGTGTTAATCAAATTTCTACATTAAACCATATTGATAAAAATTATTGGGAAACGAATAGAGGTGTTCGTTATAATAGTGAAATAATTAAAACTACTACTCTTTCAAACATTCTTAAAAAAGTAAAATATAAGGATTTTGATATAGCAAGTATAGATGTTGAAGGGAATGATTTAATAGTTTTGAATCAGATGATAGATGAAAATATATTCCCAAAGTTTATCATATTTGAATATAATGGTAATACCCCTATTTTACAAAACGCTATAAATTCACTAAATCAAAAATATGATATAATATTTGATAACCTGATAAATGTAATTTTTAAATTAAATTTATGAAAGTTTTATTGAGTTGTTTAAATGTAAATGGATTAGGGGGAAGTGAATTATATCATTATGAATTAGCCAGAGAATTAAATCTATTAGGAATCGATGTAACCCTTTTTACTTTAAGAGACATTGATAGGGGTGATTTAGTAAGAAGAAAATTAGAGGAGAATAATGTTAAACAATGCGACTTACATAATATAGATGTAAATCAAAATTACGATTTAATAGTAGCAAGCCAGCCAGAGGTAAACCAATTTATATTAAAATACTTTAATAATAATATACCGAAAATAAGCATTATACATTCGGAAATAAGAAGTGAAACTCCTATTTTGAATAAAGGAATAAATCACTATATCGCTATAAGAGAGCCAATTAAAAAATCATTAATAGATAATTATAAAATTAATCCAACTGATATATCACTAATTTATAATCCCATAGATAGAGATAGGTTTAATGATAAAGATAAATCAAAGTATAGTAAGAAAACAGGAATATTTGTTGGAGAAGTTTTAGATAATATAAGATTTAAAGCAGTCTCCCATTTAGTAAAAAACTGTATAGATAAAGATTGGGATTTATATTTGATGAGCGAAAGCAAATATAATTTTAACCACCCCAACATCAAATACATAGATAAAAGATGGGATACTGAAAACGTAGTAAAAAATATGGATTTTACTGCGGGAATTCTTTTAGGGAGAACAACATTAGAAGGTTGGTGTTGTGGAGTAAATGGGTATATGTATATTATTAATCAAAATGGTGACATTGTTTCAATTGATATAAATAAACCTGAAAACATAGAAGAACTATGTGATTCAAAAAATGTAGCAAAACAGCACATTGAATTATACAATAAAATAATACGATGAAAATATTAATAACTGGACATTTAGGATTTGTAGGAAGGTCTTTTTTAAAATACTTTGGTGATAAAAATGAAATTATAGGAGTAGATTTAAAAGAAGGAAATGATTGTAGAGATTATTTTAAACAATCTTCTGAGGTCTTTGATTTAATCATACATTTGGCTGCAATTGTAGGTGGAAGAGAAACAATTGAAAAAGAACCATTATCAGTTGCTACCGATTTATCAATTGATTCGGAATTTTTCAATTGGGTGATTAAAACAAAACAAAAGAGAGTTGTATATTTTAGTAGTAGCGCGGCATATCCAACATATTTGCAACATCCAGATTCTAAATATAGATTAAAAGAAAGCGATATTAATTTAGATGATATAAGATTACCTGATTACACTTATGGTTGGTCTAAATTAACAGGTGAATACTTGGCAAAATTCGTTAAAGAAAGTGGAACTAAAGTTTATGTATTCAGACCATTTAGTGGATATGGCGAGGATCAAGATTTAACATATCCATTCCCCTCATTTATTGATAGAATTAAAAGAAAGGTTGATGAATTTGAAATATGGGGTGATGGAACGCAAGTAAGAGATTTTATTCATATGGATGATATAGTGGAGGCAGTTATGACAGTTGTTGATAATGATGTTGAATTAGATGCCTTAAATTTAGGGTGTGGTATTGCAACTCCTTTTAATGAATTGGCAAAAACGATGTTTCAAATAAGTGGCCATACTCCATCAAAAGGAATAAAGCATTTATTAGAAAAACCGATTGGAGTATCTTATAGAGTTTGTGACCCAACATTATTTAATTCAATCTACAAACCAAAATATACTTTGGAAGAAAGAATTGAAATAATACTAAATAAAAAGTAATTATGAACATTTCTACATTAGTAGGGTTAAAAAATAATTTGGATTATTCTCAAAAATTCTACAAAAGGTTTAGAGAAATATATCCTAATGAAGAATTATGTTTTGTAAGTTATGGTTCTAACGATGGGACACATGAATGGTTGGATTCCCTAAACGATGTTAATCTAAAATACTTTTATTCAGATGATAAAAAAACATTTTCGGATACATTTAATAAGTGTGCCGAAATCGCTACAAAAGAATTCATAGTATTTTGTCATAATGATATAGTGATGTTAGGGGGTTGGTTAGAAAATATAGAAAAACACCTTAACAAATCTACCGCAGTTTCATACACAACAATTGAACCTCCTATATTTGCGGGACATGATAGACCAGGTAAAATTATTAAAGATTTTGGGTTAGAGTTTGATGAGGTTGATTATGTAGGTTTAGAAAAATTTGTAAAAGAAACTCAATCTCAATACAAAGATAAAACATCAAACGGTTCTGCATTTTTTATAGCCCAACATAGAGGTATATATCTTTCAATAGGTGGTATGGATAATTTATATTCACCGATGTTTTGTGAAGATGATGATATATTATATCGATTAGAATTATTAGGTATTAAAACTATTGTAAGTTTAGATAGTATTGTATATCATTTTGTTTCAAAGACATCAAGATTTTCGGAAGAACATAAGAACAATACAAAGATTATAGAAAATAAATCTATACTTAATAAAGTTAGAAAATGGGGAAGATTGAGTTTAGATAAGAAATCTCACACATACGATGTTGGGTTAATTATATCAAATTGTAATGCTGAATTATTGAAAAGTGTTGAACCTTTCGTTTCTAATTTATATGTTGATTGTGATTTTATTAATGTGATAGGAGAGCAGCAAATAGATACAAAAATAAACTTATCCAAAAAAATTAAATCAATTAATTGTGTAAGAGAAAATGATATAATGATACTGGTTAAAGATGTCACTAAATTCAATAATGATGATTTTTCTCTTTTAGCTAATATATCTTCATTTATTTCTAATGAGCAAGTGCGAGTTGGGAGCACATTCGATTTTCAAAATTTTACATTTAATGTAAAGAATAAAAATACTTACGAACACAAATTAGTAAGTACAAAATCTGATTATTATTTAGACAAATGTATTTAATTTCTTTAAGAGGTAATATATTCGGTGTAGAAGAAAAAAAGGAAAATAAACCTTTTCAGATACAAGAAGTAATTAGAATGGGATTACATTGTTGGGTAGATGTTTGGTGGCATAATAATGAATTCTATTTAGGAACTAATGAACCCTACTATCCAATAAAGCCAACATTTTTGAATATGTTTGCTCTTTGGTGCAATGCGAAAAACTTTGAAACTCTTATTAAATTAAAAGAACAACGAGCTCCACATTATTTTTATTATACCGGTGAGCCTACACTTACAAATACCGAACATTTTATTACCGATACTCTTTTTGACGTAGGATTAGAGGATACTCTATTATTGACGGAAGATTATGATTCAATAAATCTACCTTTAAAAGGTATTATATCCGAAAACATAGGTTCGTTTCAGATAAGTTAAAAAAGATAATCATATATTTATGTATATGAGTTGGTCTACCAAATACAAAAATAGTATTGATTGTGATAATCCAAAAGGATTTTCTCAAAAAGCACATTGTGCAGGTAGAGAAAAAAATGAAGATTTGGTATCAAATACAAAAAATAAAGTGATAAATTGGCTTGAAAAAACAAAGCATTTCGTAAAAAATAATTGGGAAGAATTTAAAAGTGCTACCGATAGGGAAAAGAAAGAAACAATAGTTGCTCTACATATATTCCAACGAATGATTATGGGAGAGGAAGTATCGGAAGCAGAAAAAAGATTTTTAAAATCACAATCTAAAGATGTTGTGAAAATACTATTTTTAGTTTCATTTAAGTTTGTTCCATCTCCAATTCCAATAACTCCTATAACAATTTATTTGGGTAAGAAAGTTGGTATTAATATATTACCATCATCACATTCACTTACGACAAATGAAGACCTTAGAAAATGGTTTGGTAAAGGTAAGTGGGGTGGTAAAGGTGGCGGAGGCTGGGATAGATATAATAGTAAAGGAGAGAGAATAGGAAAATGTGGTGCAGGAGAAGAAGGAGAAGCCTATGCTGCATGTTTAAGTTCTGCAGCAGCAGATAAATTAGGTAAAAAAGGTAGAGCTAATTTTGTTAATAGAAAGAGAGCCGCGCAAAAAGCCGGAGGAGATGCTAAAAAAGGCGGTGAAAAGACAGATGGTGATAAGCCAATAAGAGTAAGATGGGATAAAAGTGGTAAAAAAGATTTCAACCCTCCCGCATAGTTCTAATATAAAAAAGATATATTTATATACAATATGAATATGAAAGAAAATATTACTTTATTTTTGGAAAAGAATGTTCCCACTAACCCCTCAAAGTGGCAATACTATGTATCACAGGCAAAGAAGAAATTCGATGTTTACCCATCTGCGTATGCTAATGGTTGGGCTGCCAAACAATACAAAGCGGCCGGAGGAGGTTGGAAAACCGAAGGAGAAGAACCTCAGCATGTTGCGCAAGGTTTACCACAAACAAAAGAATTAAAGGGGAAGTTGATTGGTGAAAAGCTGATGACCTACTTTAATGAAATTGGGTTAAAACACGCTCTTTATCAAAACGAAAATGGAGATATAAAGGTAATAGGATTAAATAAGGAGCAGGTAAAAGAGGCGATAAATAAAGTAGTAGAGGGATATAAAAATCTAAAGGAATCAGAGCAAGGTGATAAAATACAAAACCTTAATAATAGAATAAAAGCATTACAAAGTAAACTTTCAGCTACAAAATCACCTGAACAAAAAAAATTATTTCAAGACCGATTAAAAAATGCATTACAAACCCTTTCAAATTACAAAAAAGGGTATGGTATTAAAGCACCGCATACTGAAGGATTGCCAGGAGGTATAGGAACAGGATTATCTTTACCTAATGGATATATTAATGGAGCACCTTCGGAAGATGATGTGAATAAGATGAAGGATAAGTTAGGTAGAAATGAAGCAAATGATAAAGAGGGTTCTATACTTGATACTTTAAAAAATATAGTAGATTCCCATTCGGCAGCAAAAGTAAAAGACCAAAAAACCGGACAAACAATGTTGGTGGATGTTCAAACCGCTAATGCAATTCTACATATTTACAATGGATTATCTAATGTGAATAAGGAGAATATGTTAAAAATGGGATTAAAGAAAATGGCAGAAGTGTCATATAAAATATTAAGCAAATATAAGTAGTATTATGAATATGAATCTTAAAGAATTGATGAAAGGTATGGGTGTTCAGCCAGGACAGGTTGTTTCTAACCCTTATGCAAGAGCATTTCAACCACAAGTTGAGACCGTTGTAAAAGAGGAGGAAGATCACGAAGTTTCAATGGCTCAAAGTTCATTGGATACTATCATTAAGATGGCAACTGAATTAAAAGCCAAAATGGGTGAAAACGAAAAGGATATACCTGCTTGGATTCAAGACCATATTACTAATGCAGAAAACTTCATTTCACAGGCATCATCAAACTATCATGAATATGGAACAAACGAAATTAAGTTTGATGAAATTAGAGTTTTATCTAAAGAAGAATTTTTAAAAGAAGGTAAATTTAAAAAAGATGATTTAGTTTACAATAAAAGAACTAAAACAGTTGGTATTGTAAGATTGGGAGATGATAAGTATGGTGAGGTAAAAACTGATGCGGATGGTAATGTTAATGTTGATGAATTGGAAAAATACAATCCGATTAAACACAAACATCAGCAAAACGCAAAAGTTGCACCATCTACTGAAAAAGAAGTAAATAGTAGAGGATTGTTTAACCCATTTAAATCAGAATCACTAAAAGAATTTCAAACCGGGTTTTCTGATAAAAAAGTTGATGGCAAAGTTATTGCAGATAGAATGAGAAAACATTCTGAAACGAAAGGTTTTGCGGATAAAGTTGAAAAATTAAAAGCCGTTTCTCCACAAGATTTGGATAAGATGTTACCTGATTATGTACCAGGTAGTGTAATCAATAAACTATTTAAAGAATCAGTAGGGCGAAGATTAACTGATATAGTTCATTCAATTGTAGAAACACCCGTAATAGGTAAACCAATTCATTCTAGAGTAGAGGAAGCAAAAAAATATGACATCGGTTCTGGATATATGGGAAACGGTTTAACAATATGGAATAGAGCGGAAGAAGAACATGGTGATTACAAAATTATTGCACATATTTCCCCACAAGGTTCATTAACAATTAGAGATAAAGAATTACCTTCCGATTTAAAGAAGACGTTTCAAATTTGGGCTGATTCAATGAAAAAGGGCAATATGGGCCCAAAATATTAATCGATTATGGAAAACGTATATTCAGTATTAATCACAGCAATTACCGTATTAGGGGGGACATCTGCTTGGAGATACTATGAAAAAAGAGCTGAAAAAAAAGATAAAGATGAAGATTTTATTAAGCACGATTGCAGAGATAGAATTTCAAAATTAGAAGCACTTTTAGCAGAATCTTCAAAGGAGAAAGAACAACTTCGTCAAATGATTTTAGATTTAACATCAAAAGTTGCAGAGCTTAAAGTGACAGTTGATTTTTTAAGAGTTGAAAATGAGGAGTTGAGTAAAAAGGCTAGAACCAAAAAAGTGATTAATGGCTAATGATAGCAAGAAGTTTATTTGTAGAAGACAAAAAGTTAAGAGTATTTGATTTTGATGATACCCTCGTCAAAACATCTTCCTATATCTATATCACACATAAAGATGGTAAGAAATCTAAATTAACACCTGGACAATACGCAGTATATAAAGAAAAGCCGGGAGATGAGTTTGATTTTAGAGATTTCGAAAAAGTAAAAAATCCAATTAAAATTAAAGCCTATTTTGAATTATTAAGAAGAATGGTAAGAGATTCTTCAAGAGCGGTTTATATCCTTACTGCTCGTGCGGCCTATAAACCCGTATATGATTTTATTAAGGATAGTGGTATTAAGGATGTGTTTGTAGTAGCATTAGGTGATAATAATCCTGAAACAAAAGCGGATTGGATTGAAAGGGAAATAAAAAATCACGGATATGATAATGTTTATTTCGTAGATGATTCTTCTAAAAATGTTGATGCAGTAAGAAGAAGATTAAACAAGTATCCCAATATTAGAAAAAAGATTCAATTGGTTCAAGGATGATAAAAGAAATAGAAGAGAATGGCTGTTATTTCGGTCATTTATCTGAAATAAATCCATCTTTATTAAATAAGTTGGAAAAACTAAACCCACTCCTAAATAGAGAATTTTATACAAGAGTAACTCATTCTTATTTTGGGAACTCTTCCGATAAAATAGAAAGTACTACCGTCTCAACATTCAAAGAGGCCGAAATAATTAAAAACGATTGGTTAAAAAGAAAATACAAAGATAGAGTTTGGCAAATATTCTATACATTTAATAATGAGAATAATGAAGGTTCAAAAATTTTATCCGAGTTGATACCTGATATAAGAGAATTATTTTCTGAAATTATAACATATTGTTATGGTGAGGAAACTTTGGATAGAATTTGGGAAATCAATAGAAATCTAATAAATGTAACAAATTTTACCAAAGATTGTTACATAGATAATCACGCAGATGGTGGGAATCCTAATATGGTTTGTAATATTCTTATATATTTAAATAAAGATTGGGTAGATGGAGATGGATGTGAATTAGTGATAGGTAATAAATTCAAACAACAACCTAAATGGGGTAATTTTGCGGTTTTAGATTTTGTTAAACATAATCCTTCTCATTCGGTGACACCTTATTTATCGGAAAATAATAACAGATTTGCAGTGCTTACAGGAGTATTAACCAAAGAAAATAACTTTATTTACAATAGTTAATATTTATATATAAATCTAAAATAACAAAAAATGACTATTTCAGAATTCAAAATAGAAAATCACAAAAGCATTACAGCAGAAATCGCAGAATCAATGCAATTATTTGATGGAACTTATGCTAACGAAGGTGATAAATTAATAGATGCGATGTTGGTAAATGAAGATGGAGCAGAATCTCTAATTCATATGACACCGAATCAAATAGATAGTTTTATTATTGTGGAAGATGAAGAATACGATATATTCTTACCTCTATCAGAGCAAAAATTTAAAGTAAAATTAAAATAAGATGAAAGTATCTGAATGGAAATTAGAAAATGCGGTGACAATTGATGATGAAAACATAGTATTTTTATCTGAAATTGAATTAGTAACCAAAAACCCATTAGTTAAAGGGGCAAAGTTTATTGATGCAATTTTTGATGATAAATATGCCCCATTAGATGGTGCTACTATATATTTTATGGATACTGAATTGGGATTATTTGAAATCACCGAAGATCCAGAATGGGATGATTCATTGGAAGTAGCCATTCAAAATTTTAAAGTAAAACTTAAAAATTAATCAAATGCCAGCAGTATCGAAAGCACAACAAAGATTTATGGGTATGGTTCACGCTACTCAAAAAGGTGATATGGAAGCACCATCGAAAGAAGTGGAAAAGGTAGCGGATACTATGAAAAAAGTTGATGCGAAAGATTTTGCATCCACAAAGCATAAAGGATTGCCAACACACGTTAAAGAAAGATTAAAAGAAATCATAAGAGGTGTATTGAGAGCGGAAGGTGCATTTGGCTCAGTAATAGGTGGACCAGAAGATGGTAGAAACCTAACTGAAATGTCACCTAATGATACACATTTTAAAGGTATAATGGCAATGTATGATAAAGGTGGTTCATTTGCTAAGAAAAAAGTAGGAGCAGCCGTATCTAAAAACCCAAATGCAAGTAGAAATCAAATTATAGATGATTTAAAGGATTTAGATTATCATGAAATTTTAGACGCAGAAGCTCAGTTAGGATTAGATGAAACCATAATGGAAGAATTTAAACATGTTATTCATGTGGATACTCCAACTCAGGTAGTATCTAAACCAATTGCGGCACAAATTATGGCATTGGCTAAAAAAGGTGTTCGTTCAAATGAAATTGGATTAGAAATGGGATTTGTTGGAAACCAAAAAGCAGCAACCGATGCATTCCAAAAAGTTAAAAATCAGATATACTTTGCATTAGATAAAAGAAATGAATCGGTAAACGAAGGTAAACTTGGAGATACTTGGAGAAAAAATAATAAAAAAGGATTCGTTCTTAAAGTAGGTAATATAGAACTTAAATCAGCAGGGCCTTCAAACTCACATGATATACTTGTAGACCGTATGCCGTGGGGAACTTTTATGATGGATTATGAAGCCGGTGGGGATGATTGGTGGGTAAAACCATTAAGAGGAAAAGATTTTTGGGTAGATTCAATTGATGATTTAGTAAAAAAAATAAAAGGTGATTCACGAATTAAAGAATCAGTAAACGAGGCATTTAATGTAAGAGATTTACCAACTTGGCTATTTGATGACCCAGTTGATTTTGAAGATTGGTACGAAGATGGAATGAAACTAGATAAAGGTAAAGGTAAACTTGCTCCATTTAGTAGTTCCGATGAGAAAAAACTATTTCAGTTAGTTGGAATATGGCAGGATTCTGAAGGTGATTATCAATTCGGAAGAGGAGATTACGGAACTGGTAAAACTACTGGTGCCCGTTCTGCTTCTTATACCGCACAAGATGATATTAAAAAGTTCTTAACTCAAAAGGGAAAAGTTGTTGATGAATCATTAAGTGAAGCAAAATATCCAACCGATTTAAAAGTAGGTTCGGTAATTATGGGGCAAGGATTTACTAGATTAAAAGGTATTGATGGTGGTAAATACTATAAGATTGTTGCTATGGATGATACTACAGCAACATTAGTTCCATCGGATAAAAGTGGTAATGTAAAAGGTTCATCAAAAGTTAGACATAAATTGGATTCAATTGAAGGTGGTATCAAAACTGCCAAAAGAGGTGATGAAAATGGAATTGTCGTAATCAAAGAATCAGTAAACGAAGGATGGGCATCCGGCCCTTATGTTGGTCTTGAAATGACACCAACAGGGCCTAAACTAGTTAAGACATTTAGTTCGGGTAGTCAAGCATACGCATGGGTAATGAAAGCTGGCGGTGGACATAGTATAATGACTAAAAAACAATGGAATTTGGAGGAATCAATAACTGAAGGTAAACTTGGAGATGATTGTGGATGTAACGAAAATCACGATTGTGGATGCGGTGGAGTACATGAGCATAAACATATACATGAAGATTTATCAGCAGATGCAAATGGTATAGCAGGTTTAACTGCTTCAAGAGCAAGTGCAGTTAAGGGCTTTTTAGAGAAAAATAATATAGATTCAAACAAACTATATCTATTTTTGAAAAAGGGTAATTTAAAAGATAGAATGGATTTTGTAACGGCATTAGTTGGAAAACCAGGTAATCCTATTCAAAAAAAGGTAATATCGCAATTTAGTAAGTAAGATGAAACTAAAAGAATTATTAAAAGTAAAAAACATTTCAGAAGCTAAATTAAATGAAGCATCTGAAATTGAATTTAAAGAATTGGATTCTACTAAACAAAAGCAAGTTCAACAATTTGTAAAGTTTTTTGGTGGTAAGATTAATACAATTTGGGATGGTATTCATGGTAACATCGTTGATATCAAAATGTCAGAGAAAAATTGGAGAATGGATACACAAGATTTAAAAGATTTAATTTCTTTAAAAATTAGATGGATAGAATTTGATAATCAAACAGTCTCAATAGGATTCTAAACAATAGAAATAAAATGAAATTAAAAAATATATTAACAGAATCAGCTACATTTAACAAAAAAGTAAAAAGTGATTTAGATTCTTATTTAAAGGATTTTAAAGCGGGCACTCCAACTCATCAATGGGCTGTTAAAGAGATACTAAAAGCTGCTTTAACTGATGCTAATTTTCATAGTGAAGTTAAAAAAGTAGATTCAATGTTCCCTAAAGCAAAATATGAGGGAGATTCGAAGAGTGAAACATCATACCAAAATGCAGTAGAGAGGAAGGGTATGGAAATTGCAAATAAAGCAAAATGGGACGGATATGAAATTATAGATGCTATATCGTTTTATACATCAATGACAATTGGTCATCCACTTGGTCAAAAAGTATCTTCCTTAAAAGAAAATGTATTTACTAAAAATAAAGTTGAATCTAAATTGACACTTAAGGGTGCAATGAGCGAAGCAAAATCTGATTATGAAGTATATCACAAATCATATACATCAGCTATTGAAGCTGCGAGAGCTTATGCTGAAAAAAAGGGATTTGAAATTAATAATGATGATGCGTTTTCAAAAATAGGTGTTGGGCCAAAGAAACCATCAGAAGGAAAAACAAATAGATTTTCTATTGAATTGCTGAGAGGCGGAAAAGAACAAAGAAAACAACTGCATATTCAGGTTTATGGTATGAAAAATGGATATGAATTAAATGCTTATATAGGATAAATTAAGTTAATTGAAAAGGTTATATTCATTTGGTTGCTCATTTACTTCATTAGATTGGAAGAATTGGTGTGTATCTCAATATGGATACCCACCAAATAAATTATATACAGAATTACTCGCAGATGAATTAGGGCTAGAACTCATAGATTCATCATATTCAGCGAGAGGCAATAACTCAATTTTATTAGATTTTGCATCAACTTCATTTGAGGATGATTCGCTTGTTATTTTACAATTGACAGGGTTCAATAGATTAGAATTCCTATCATTTGATAAAAATATACAAAAGAATCAAACTTGGTGTTATGATGATTATTTAAAAGGGCCTATTACTACTGCATCAATTAAATTTGGTGAAGGTGGTGATGGGTTTTTAAGTTTAGAAGATAGTAGAATGTATTTTAATTTTGTCACTCAATTTGAAAAGATTTTTTTAGTAAATGATTTATTTAATGCTAATAAATTAATAAACAAAAAGCAAAACGAAAGTAAAGGTTGTAAATTTTTATTACTTACAATTGAAAATATATTTAATCCTATATTTAATGTAGATAGTGAATTTTTTATCCGAAGAAAAGATTTAATTGATAGTATATCCTATAATGGATTTTACGAAGATAATAAAGAATACATTTGGAAAAATTGGGCTGAAGAAAAGGGTATAGACAACCAACAAATGTTAAATGATTATCATTTGACAGAAGAAGGTAATAAGAGAGTTTTTGATAAGTTAATAAGGTTATGTTAGTTTGTATTAATAAATGTTTTTAACAAATGGCAAAATCAGTAGGTTCGGCAAACAAAGTATCTTTCGGAAAGAAAACATCCGGTAAGGCAAAAAAAGGTTACGGTCCAAAAGAACAAAAACCAAAAAAATATCGCGGACAAGGGCGATAAGGAGGAACAAAAATGTTTAAACCCAATCACCTACACCTTTTAGTAAAAGGTTATTTAAAATCACCTCCTCAAACGGAAAAAGTTTTGAATATATGGTTTACTCAATTGGTAAGTAATGTAGGAATGAAAGTAGTAGCAGGCCCTACTTCCGTTTATGTAAATGAGCCTGGCAACGAAGGAATTACTGGAACCGTAACATTAGCAACATCACACGCTAGTATTCATGTTTGGGATAGGGATACCCCACCAATGTTTCAGTTTGATTTATATAGTTGTTCGAATTTTAAACCAAAAGATGTATTAAACCATATTGATGATTGGTTTGGATTACATTCAGCTTATTATCAATTCATAGATAGAAATGGTGATAAATTTTTTGAATTAGAAAGCGGAGTTTGGAAAAAAAGATAAAGGGGGCGGGGGGTTACTCTCCCCCTTTCCCTTGTCCTTCGGAAGATAAAATTTTTTGATAGTTTTTCACACTTTTTTTCACCCACCACATATATATAATTAAACAAATAATTAGTTATGGGTGAAAATGAAAATGAGGAAAGTAGGCCCGTAGAAAAGGTTTACATATTTAATAAGAACTATCAGGAGTATTACAATAAAAAGGCCAAAGAAGAGGCGGAAAAGAATTACCGACCTCCGGCACAAAGTGGCATCCTAAGAAAGGGTAAGTTAGCCCGCCCACTTCTACAATCCGAAATTGAAGATATGCAAAAGTTGGCACAATCCGCAAAACATTGTGCAAGATTATTAGGAGTATCATACCCTACATACAAAAAATACGCAAAGATGTATGGGGTATTTGAGAATTGTAAAAACGAAGCGGGAGTTGGAATACATAAATTAAACAAAGGTAGAAGGTCTCATGCATTAGAAAACATCCTCGAAGGAAACAATCCATCATATCCAAATTGGAAATTAAAGAAAAGATTATTGGAAACGGGTTATATGCCGCAAGTTTGTGCCAATTGTGGATACGATGAACCCCGTATAACCGATGGTAAAGTTCCACTTCTTTTGGATTATATGGATGGAAATCGAAAAAATCACAAATGGGATAATCTTCGAATGTTATGTTACAATTGTTGGTTTCAAATAAATGGAGACCTATTTGGAAAGGCGATGAGGAACGTAAAAAAAGATGCGTGGGATTATCAATACATACACAAATAAGATATGAGTTATTACGGTTACGAAAGGGTTTATATCAATGGTTGTTCTCATTCACAAGGTGGGGGGTTAGAAGGGCCTGAATTAAGGGATGATTCGGTATTCCCTTTATACAAAGAAAAGTATGGAGTGGAGAAGTGGGATGATAGAACCCGTTTGAATTTTGGACACCACTTATCTGAATTGATTGGGATTCCACACCTCAATGAAGCGGAGAGTGGTGGTGGAACTGAAAGGGTGGTACGAATGGCGTATAATTGGTTATTAGATAATTGGGAAATTAGGGATAAGGTAATTCTTATATTAGAAAATCCTGATCCATCCCGTTTTGAAGTTTATTATAGACCGGTTGGGGAATACTTTATACTCAATACAAATATAAATGCGGAGGAGGGTAGTGGCGAATTCGTATCATCTACTCGCAAATACTATGGTAGCGAAACTTCTAATGAGGATAAAATGATAGAACCTATTTTTATGAAGTGGTTTAACAATCATGCAAATATAAGGGAAAATTGGAAAAGAATTGAAAGGGATTTTGTGGGGTTGTATTCGTTTTGTAAGTGGAATGGTATAAAAATTTTTGTAATGACGGGTAATAGTGTTACATTTAAGGAATGTTTTGATAAAGAGGATATAATTAAATTTGGTAATGATGAAAAAAATTACGACATTTGTAGTTGGGCGATTGATAACCGAAAAACTATATCCGATGAATTAGATGGTAAATCCGCAGATAGACATCCAGGTTATTTTGGACACAAAGAATATGCAGAATTATTAAAAGTGTTTTTAGATAAAAGATTAAATAAATAATATATGGAACAGGGATTAAGTTTTATAGCAGTCATTGCCTTATGTATGATAGGGTTATGGTTGGATTCTCCTCAATGGTTTGGGGTGGCATTTGTTAGCGGTGTAACCTATTTGTTATTGAGAGGTAAGAAAAAAGGTTGGAATTGGAAACGATAAAATTAAAAATTATGAAAAAATTATTAGAAAAAATCAGAACCCTATTGGGTATTAAAACAAAGGCCGAAAAGGAGAAAGAAAAGAGAAAGGCTGAATTAGAAGCAGAATTCCAAAAGAAATTAGAGGAATTAAGAAAAAGAGACCCATTCATTTATCATAACAGATAATTTGGTGGTCTCAAAAATAATTCGTATATTTGAGGAAACAATTTAAAAACAAAATTATGGCAAAGTTTTTCGAAGTACAGGTTACAGTTCACCACGAAGTTGATGGTGGCAAAGGTGGAACAAAGATTAAGAAAGTAAAAGAAAATTATTTAGTAGATGCGATGACAGTTACTGAAGCGGAAGCAAGAGTAGTAAAACAATTTGAAGATTCAGGTGTTCAATTGGATTACGAAGTAACTGGTGCAAGGGAATCAAAAATTATTCAAGTAATTGATTAATGGAAACTGAAATCAAAGAACAAAAGGAACTAATTCTTAAAAGAGTTCCACCTGGTGATAGATGGGTATTCGCTAATGCTAATTCAAATAGTATAGTGTATCCATCTCTTACTGATGGTTTAGAAGCTTGGTTTCAGGCTAATGGTCACACTCAATTCTATATCGATGCACGAAAGGGAGCTGTGGAAATTGTTCAACAAAAGGAAGTAGAAAAACCTATTACGAAGTATTCTTTATATGGAGAAGACTAAAACATTAGTAATTTGTAGTGGGTATTTTAATCCGATTCATAAGGGACATATAGAATACTTAAAAAGAAGTAAGGAGTTAGGTGATTTTCTTTATGTAATTGTGAATAACGATTACCAAAGAGAAATGAAAGGTAGTAGACCTTTTATGGAAGCCGATGAAAGAAAACTAATTGTAGAATCTTTGGGATTTGTTGATAGAGCTATGGTGGCGATTGATGAAGAAAAAACCGTCAATCGTAGTATCAAATGGATTATGATGAATATTGGAAAAGAATTTAATCGTTATATATTTGCTAATGGAGGTGATCAAAATCGAAACACAGTTGGTGAAACCAAATTGTGTGAAGAGTTGGGAATAGAATTGGCAGATGGATTGGGTGATAAAATTCAATCTTCATCAAAACTTATAAAAGATTCAGATGAGTTTTATAATAGGAAATAAATGTGTAGATTGTTTAGATACCAGTTGTGTAAGCGTTTGCCCGATTGATTGTATTCATGGGCCCATTTATACAGACCGAATGGGGTGGGAAGTATCTCAAATGAATGATGAAGATAAGAAGGGAAAACAACTATATATTAATCCTGCGGAGTGTATAAATTGTGGAGCGTGTGTACCCGAATGCCCGGTTGATGCGATTTATTCCGATGAAAAGGAGGCGATTTCATTAGGAGACGAGGTATCGGTCCACAAAAACTATGAATTCTTTGGACAGTTTTATCAAAAAAAATAATATATTTATATTTACAATTATAACTTAAAAACACAATTATGACAACGTTTATTTTAATTTTAGTTTTAGTAACAATCGCAGCAGGTACTGTAATCTTTCTTCAAAAATCTGGTAAAATTGCAGATAAAGATGGTGATTTAATACCTGATGTAGTAGAAGAGAAAGTTGAAGAGGTAAAGGAAGTTGTTAAAGAAGTAAAGACTAGAGCAAAAAAAGTAGCAACCGAAGTAGGTGATGTAGCCAAAGCTGTAAAAGAAGTGGCGAAACAATCTAAAGATGTAGTAAATGCTGCAAAAACTTCAACTGGTGCTCGTAGAGGAAGAAAACCTGCTCAAAAATAATAATTTAAATCTATAAGGTGGGGTTAGTAAATGAGGCTTTCTGCCTTGCTCCGTGGATACATACATATAATGGAACATTAGGAGAAAGGAGAGTATGTTGTATTTCATCATTAGAATTAGGAAAGGGTTCAACTCTTTCCGATTCCTTTAATGGGGATGAAATAAGACAGCTGAGAAAGGATATGATTGCGGGAAAACAAATAGAATCCTGTAATCTATGTAATAACCAACCTTATGAAAACACTTACAAATTTCATTTTAACGGTAATTACAAATACCTAATAGATGAAGTTATAAATAATACAAAAGAAGATGGGACTTATACAGGTCTTCCCATCACATTTGATTACCGAAATGATTTATGCAATTTAAAATGTAGAATATGTGGTAGTTCTGCATCATCATCAATCAGAGCAGAATTCACTAAATTCGGTAATTATCAAAAGGAATCGGAATTACTTTCCGGCACCGAATCCCGCAATCTTTCGGAACTTCAATTAGAAGAAATGTTATTCCTAATTGAAAATACCGATATAAAAGAAATCTATTGGGCGGGAGGAGAACCTCTTTTCAATATTAATCACTATAAGGTTTTAAACCGTCTTATTGAATTAGGAAAAACCAATGTATTCTTACGATACAATACCAATTTTACTAACATTACATTTAGGGAGTTTAATTTTTTAGATATAATTGCTCACTTTGATAGAGTTCACTTTTATTTTTCGCAAGATGGTATAGGTGAAACTGCTGAGTATTTGAGATATGGACAGAATTTTTCCAAATGGGATTTTAACATTCAGCAAGTAGTAAAAATAAAAAAACCAAAATGGGAATTTTATGTTCATTCTGTAATGACAATTCTCACTCTTTTAGATGTTGAAAAGATCATTGAATATGTTCACGAATATGAAAACATAGGAATTAGTTTTTTCAAATGTTTTTCTGATGAATATAAAGATATACTTACACCTGATTTTTACCCAAAAGAAATTATTACAAAAATAATTGAGGAGAAAATCCAAATTATAGATAATCAATATAGTGGAAGTAGAAAATTAGTTGCAGTAAACTTTTTGGAAAATATGTTAAAAACATTTAATCAAATAGAAAGGAGTGATATACAAACTAAACTTTCATTTGGTTATATAGATGATTTGGATAAATTGAGACCATACTCAAGAACATTTTCTGATTTTATAAAAGAAGGTAATAATGAACTTTTCCAATATTTAAGTAAAAGAAAAGCCGAAATTTCAGATAATGATAATAACTGATTTCCTTCATAATAATAAGAATCACAAAGAATTAAATCAACTTTGGAATAATTCCACACCATTTCCTAATTTAGAATTTAAGAATTTTTTGAGTGATGAAATGGTAGTTTCGATGAAAAACGAAATTACAGATTCTTATAGAAAGCATAACCATTTACTCAAAAACTTTACCCGAAATGGTTCTCATATGGTTGAGTTATGTGAAGCGGGTGATGTTTGCCCAATAGCACATCAACTTATTGGGGATTTACATTCAAAGTATTTTATAGATTGGTTGGAAAGAGTTACGGGAATAGATGGATTGATACCCGATCCGTGGCTTGTAGGAGCATCTTATATGAGATGTTATAGAGGTGATTCATTGCAAGTCCATTCTGATTTTAATTGGAATGAAAAGCTAAAACTTCATAGAAAATTAACATTAGTAATTTACCTAAATCCTGAATGGGAAGAAAATTGGAATGGTGATATACAATTGTGGGATAAAGATAGAACACACTGCGTTCAAAAATACTATCCTACTAATGGAAACCTCGTTTTATGGGAGTATTCCAAATACGCTTTTCATGGACACCCACATCCACTAAATTGCCCAGAACACATAACAAGAGATGGAATTAGATTATTTTATTATATATCTGATGCTGAACACAAATCAGATGACCCTCCACACCGTTCACTTTATTGGTTCGATGAAAAAACTAAAGAACCTTTCGATAAAAAGAAATCCTTTTAATATTTATTTAAGATAAAGATTATATATTTATAGTTGTAAGAAATAAGTTTCCTTAAATAGTTTCATAAATTGTTATAGTAATCGGAAAAATAGGTTTCCATAACAAAAATTTATATGAAACAAAAGGTCTATTTATTAGTCGATACTCTATCGGATAAATTATTATCAGCATTTTTACGATTAGCCCTACTTTGGGTATTCGTTGCACTCTCAATTCAGGTTTTTTTCGTTAGTTTAACCTTTATGGGTAAGGATGATTTAATTCGAACTTACTCCAATTGGTTTACTCATACTTTCGATGGTAATTTCAAAAACTCACCCGGTAACATTTGGTATAATGAAGATGAGCATATATGGGTTGAGAGCGTTACCAATAATGTTAAGATAGGAAATTTAGCCGGCAATAAAAATTTAGAGTTCGGTGTAAAGAATATATTAGAAGAGTATTTGCAAGAAAAAGGTTATAACCTATCCCCATCAGCAGTAAACAAATTACAGGTTCAAATTGTATTTTTAGATGTATTAACAACTAAAAAGAACATTTCTGTTTTCCACTCCAATGAGGAAGAGGTTGTAATAAGATTAAAAGGTATTTTATTTAAAGATGGTAAGAAGGTAAAAGAAATAGTGGTTGAGGAATCATCTTCCGAAATTTCAATGTCCACCTTAATTGTAGATCAAGGTGGTAAATTTAACCAAACTTCTTTAAGCAATGCATTGAAGAAAGGTTGCGATAAACTTGTAACCAAATTATTTTCAACCAAATAAAAATGAAAAAAATCGTATTAGGGTTAATATTATTAGTATTAACTTCTCCACTTTTTGCACAATTAACCGTTAATAGAACTATTTTACCGACAACTGGCCCATATAGAGTAGGTGATACTTTGACGGTAAAATATGTTATAGATAGAGGAGCTAATCCTGCAACTACTCCACGTTATTTTTGGTTAAGATACCAATATAGTAATAAGGCATTATTGCTATTACCAAATACTACAATTTATTCGCAGGGTAATTCAGTTCAAACATATTCTACTGAATGGGCTAACTTTAAATTTACACCTAATACCGCTAATAGTTTAAGTGCAAATTCACTTTATGCACAATACCAATCATCACCTTGGAATTTTGTAGCCAATACTAATTTTAATGTTGGGCAATTAACAATACAAAGAACTGATGCAAGTATTAGTGGTGAATTCGTATCTCAAAAATTTATTATTAAAGATAATGTATCCTACGAAGATATACATAATTTAATATTAGCATATTCAATAGATGCAAGTTCTGCTTATATATCTCCTATAACAACTACCGGAAATGTTATATCGTTAGGTAATGTAGCAGGTGGTTCATCTTCTTTCAAAGTAAAGGTGGCATTCCCTTCTACATATACAACGATTACCGAACATAAAGTTCAGTTAATGAAATTGAAAACTGATGGTAGTGGAGGAATAGATTGGTCACAACAACCAATTGCACAATTACCATTAGATGCGACAGGAGAAGCGACGTTTACAACACTTAAAATTGGTGATTCAGTTGGTGTATTTGTTGGCCCTACCCTTAACAAAACATTTATGAATAATATAGTAACGGTATCAGATGCGTATAAATCATTTTTAGCCGTTTCTCAAACAGATATAAATGGTAACCCAACATACTTTACTTATCCAAATTTGGAAAAAAATGTTGGAAACATTACTAAAACCGATAATGTATTTAATGAATCAGATTCTTACTATATGTTTGCATATATAATGGGAATAAATGTAGATTCAAATGCTATGTTACCTTCAAGTACCGCAACTACTGTAAAATGGCAAAGTGGATTATTGAATCAAAGTTGGTTAAATGGAGTTCCGACAAATAAAGTATTAATTACATCTAACACTCAAACCGCTAACGCAGTATTTGCTTGGGGTGGTGATTTAAACTGGTCACACTCAACCGATCCGGCAGTTGTGGCACAAAATATAGCAAACAATACAAATGTAACTAATTCCTTAAACAAAACATCATTTGGTATTTCATCTATGGCTGTAAATTCAACAAGCAATGTTGGATTATATCAAACAAAAGAATACGAAAAAGCAACATTAAGTGTATCTTCTAAATTGGAAGGTGGTAAAGTAGTATTAACTACAAACTTAACAAAAGCGGATTTAGCAGGATTGGAAGTGATACTACAATATGATGAAACCAAATTATCGTTGGATAACATAGTATTTGATGCGGGTTCTACCATTACTAATTTTTCAACAAATAAAGATGGTAGATTAACATTTGGTTCTATTGACCAATTAAAAACTGCAAGAATTAAAACTGGAACACCATACAAATTAATTTTTACACCAAAAACTAATTTAACAAATACAGCGGGATTATTCTACTTTGTATTATCAGATGCAGTAGATGCTGCTGGAAATAAGATAGATTTAATAGTAGAATAATATGAAAAAACTATTTGTTACAACTATACTTTTATTAATTTCTTTTTTTGGGTTTGGGCAGTCAATAACGACACCCGAACCCAAAACATTTACACTTAATACTGCTGGACAAGATGCTAGTGGTTTTGTGTTAAGTGGATTTGGTGCAACCGAAACTCTATTAGTTGCAATCGGATTACCAACTGCACCAACCGGCACAACTTTTTATATGACCCGATTTGATGGTATGACACCAGCAACGGGTTTTAATTTTAGTGGTAATAAGACCCGTTTAGTTTTTACCGGAACAATGGAAGGCATTAACATCGCATTATCTACCTTAAAAATAAACACAACGGGAACTGCCGGTAACATACAAATATCTGTATCAGCAACCGTAAATCCTTCGGGTTATTTCTACAATCCAAACAATGGACACTTTTATAGACCAATATCAACGGGAGCAACTTATACAAATGCAAAAACATTATCATCACAACAAACATTTAAAGGTCAAACTGGATATCTTGTAACAATAACTTCTGCGGATGAAGATGCTTTTATTTTTAATAATGTACCACAAAGTAATATATGGTTTGCATTAACAGATGAAGTGACAGAAGCTCAATGGAAAATAGATGCGGGTCCTGAGGCTGGAACTCTTATCAAAACATCAAATGGACAAACCGCAGGAAACATACAAGGTCAATACAATAACTGGGCAGGTGGTGAACCAAATAACAGTGGTAACGAAGATTACGCTGTAACTAAATGGGGTGGTGGTTCTCAATGGAACGATTTACCAAACCATTTCAGTTGTGCTTATGTAATTGAATTTGGAACTTGGACAAATCCCGATGACCAGACATTTACTGAATTCGTTTCTAATAGTGTTATACATTCAAACGGAAACACATTAAGAGCACAATTCACATTTAATTTCGGAAGTAATATAGATGAAACTAAATTTAAATCAAAAATTATAACATCCACCGATGATATAACATACAATACAAACAATGCTTTAGTTGCACTTAATGGTATTGGTAGAGTAGATTTAACATCACAAATAGATACCTCAACAATTGTAGGTAGTGGATTTAAAGCAACAATCAATCCAGGTCAGGTTGAGTATTCATATACAAATCCAAATGCAAGTTGGTTAGGTGGTAATTCTCGATTACTAATTGATATGAGAACATTTGGTAGCACTGTTCCTTCAACAATTACAAATGTAAAAATATTTGATGCTTATGATGGACCGGTAACTTTTATAAGTAGTGATGCGGCTTGGGCTCAGTATAATGTTCCTTCACCACTTACAAAAATAACCGATGGAACATCTGCTTTTAACGCTAATATAAGAAATGTAAATGGATGGAATACCGATTATGCTTTTACATCAAATCCAACATTTGGACAAAATCGAATAAACAAATACCATAAAATTTCTATGGAGATTACACAAAGTGATTTACTTACCTTATTGGGAAGTGTGATTACTGTTGGTGATGTTTATTTGGCATTTAAAGAATTTGCAGATAGGGGTATATTAGGAGATGAAAGTAAGTATTTTACTTCTGGTATTCAATTTCATAATGCGGATGTAAATGATGATGGGGTATTTGATGAGAGAGATTGTTACACATTATTAACACATTTGCAAGGCACAACTTCTTTATGGCCAAATCCACCGGCATTAGGTGATATAATGAAGATTGTAACATCAACGGCGTATGATGGTATTACAAAACAAAATTGGAATACATACACAGGAATTACGAGATATAGATACCCATTCGCGTTTGCAAGTGGTATTCTAAATTCATATAATTTAGATGTTACTTGGAAGGGTGATGTAAACCTTTCTCATTCTTCTCAACCAACAGGATTTGTAACATCAGCAAATAGTTCAGTTTCAGAAATAAAATCTATGGCTGTATCATCTAATTCAATAGGAGATGTTGAAGCAGAAATTATGATGGAAAAAGTTGGTGATAGTGTTATTGCAACAATTGAATTAAATCCAAATGGTAATCAAATAGGAGCAACTCAATTTGATATGTTTTTTGATAATTCAGTATTAGAATTTAGTTCAATACAATTTAGTAATACCAATTCTACAAACTTCGGTAGGAATAACGGCTCAACCATCAGCATTGGTAGTTTAAATACCTCTGGTGGAACGATTTCTAATATAGGGTATAAAGTTACATTTAAACCAAAGACAACCGTTACAAACCTATTAGGATTGATTTCTGTAAAAAGTGTTGAAACTCTTAATACATCATTAAATAAAATAAATGTAAAAGTATTGTAATGAGAAAACTAATAATCATATTATCCTTACTTTGTATAACTTTTGTTTCAACCGCACAAATCCAAAAACCGGATACATTACAATTATCTCCAAAAGAATTGTTTGGTGAAAGCGATGATTGGAACGATGTGGGTATATTACAATCTTATATTGATTTTTCAAAAGATGTTCTTTCATCATCAAACCTTTCAGTTGGTATAATTGGAAAGCAGGTATCCACAACTCTTAATTTAGGATATAGTAAATCATCTCTGAATGGTAAGTGGATACATTCATTCTCAACATCAATAAATCCTATATGGAAATACTACGGTGTTGGTTATGGTTTTAGTAGAAATACCGATAAGAGAACAACTACATTACAAACATTCTATTCAACCGATTTTGATTTCCAAAAAGATATTAACTTTTCGTTTATAGATGTATTCAGAACTAAAAAGTGGGGAACATTTGGATATAGCTTAATAGCATCAAAAACATATTGGGATTCATATCAAGGTGAATGGGAAGGAAAATATACAGTAAATGCAAATGGTGATTTTTTAGATTTGATTTATCCCCAAATGCCAGCATCATCCGAAACAACATATAAAGGGATGTTAATGTACACATATACAATTAAAACAAAAAGAGTTAATATATCACCACAAATATTTGCTATGAGTGATGTGTATGTAGACTTTAAAGATGGTGAAACTGATTTTGGATATAAAAACGATTTTAATTTAGACCTGTATTATGGAACATCATTTGATTGGAAAATAACTAAAAGGTTTATATTAAACACCAATATAAGATATAATACAACTTGGGATAAATTAAGTGAATCAGTTGGGTTCAAAAAAAGTAACCCACTATTATTTATGATAGGAACAAACTTTCAATTTTAGGATATGAAATGGAGTAAAATTATAATAATGTGTTGTATGGTTTTTATGATTTCTTGTTATAAAGAAGAAATAGAGCCAACTCCTCAGCCAAAACCTTTGGTAGATATTTTTACATATACTGAAACATCAGTAAATGATGGACAAGAAATTATGTTTAGATTAAATTCAGATAGTTTGTATATAATAAAATTAATTGATAAACCAACGAATCAGGTGGTAAGTAAAGAAAAGATTTTTGGTAAAATTGGTGATAATAAAATAAAGATTTACACTAAAACCCTACAAAGTAAATATTTATATTTGGTTTTGGAAAATGTTAATAGAAAAGAATTAAAAAAAACAACATTAATACTTAAATAAAATGAAAAAACTATTTTTAATAGCAATTGTAACAATAACCTTAACCGGTTGTTTTAAAGAAGATTTGGTTAATCCAATCGTAAATGTTACACCAGATTTAAAAATAGAATCTACTGCTGGTATCAAATTAGCATCATCCTTTGTAACCGATGAGGTAAGTATGAATGTAAAATTAGAATCAGCGGGGACTATTAATGTAAAGATTTTAGATATATCTAATAGAGTAGTATCAAAAGAAACTATGAATGTTAGTGCAGGTGATAATATATTAAAAGTATATACGAGAGCTTTACCATCATCAGCATATAGAATTGCATTATATAATAGTAATAATGTATTAATTGGTATAACAGATTTTAACAAACTATAAATTACAATAAAATGTCAGAAGAATTAGAACAAAACAATGATGGAACATGGTCGGGATTAAAAAAGACCATTATAGGGGTTGCAACGACCGCAGTTATGGGTTTAGGAACTTGGGGAGTAACTCAACTAACAGGTGGGGATAAAGAAGAAGCACCTGTGCAACAAGCAGCTCCAGTAATTAACATTACAAACTCAAACCAACAATCTCAGGCAGCAGGTGGTACAACTAAAATTATCGAAAGAGAAAGAGTAGTAGAAAAGCCAGCAGCTGAAAAAGCTAAACCTGCTAAGAAGAAAGAAGGTGATGAATTTAAAGAAGAAGCTCCTAAATGGTAATAAACTATGAATAATCAACAACCGACTGGATTTAAAGATTTATTAAATGCAATGATGAAACGCAGATGGTTCATTACTGCAATTGTTTTGGGTGGCTTTATGGTCATTATTATAGGTATTTTTGCATCTATTGTGGGGCAAACTGCAATTAGTGGAGAGTGGAAAGAACTTCTTCTATTATTATTGGGTGCTTTCATCGGTTCTTATGGTAAAATCATTGACTATTGGTTTAGTGATACCGATAAGGATAAGATGTTAGTTCAGAAAATGGATGAGGAAGATGGTGTAGCATTAGGTAGTGTTAATGATATAAAAGAAAGTAACAAACCCGTAACACCACTTATTCCAGATGCATTTGTGCAGGCTGCGAATAATGCACATGAAATCAACCTAATTGAAGCTAATAAAGAAGAATCAGTAGTATCCCTACCAAAAACTGAAGAAAAACAAACTCCTCAACCTAGAACAGGTATTGAAGTTGATGAAGATGGCGATGGTTCAATGGATGGTATTGATTTTGATGGCGATGGTAAGATTGATGTATATTTCGCACATAGACAGTGTGAACACATTTGGGGAGATTCCGATAACGATGGTGATTTGGAATGTTTAAAATGTGGAAAAATAAAAGATGATGATGCTGAAATAGCAGGTTAATAAAAAAGGTTACTGATTGTTACGATTAATAATTAAATTAAAAAATATGAGTTTTATAAAAGAATTATTTAAAGATAACAACGATATAAATGAAAAATCAGTCGTAGGTTTTCTTTCTTTTGCAATGATGGTTATTGCATTGTTTGTAGATCTTATAACCGGTTGGATGGGTAAAGAATTGTTGATTAACGAATACATTTTTAATGGATTTTTAGTAATCACATTAGGTTCATTCGGTATTGCTTCAGTTGATAAGTATATCAATAGAAAATCCGAACATGATAAAGCTAAATTAGAAGCGGAACAAGAAGAAGAATTAGGATAATTTAAACAATAAAAAATATGTTATTAAAAAGAGGAGATAACAACGAAAGTGTAAAACAATTGCAAACCAAATTAGGTTTAGAACCTATTGGTAATTTTGGGCCTAAAACTGAAGAAGCAGTAAAAGCATTTCAATTAAAAAATGGTTTGACAGCAGACGGTATTGTAGGTGATGGAACTTGGGCAAAAATAATGGGAGGTTCAGCACCTGCACCACAACCAGCTGCTCCGATAGTTCCTGTTGGTGGATTAAAATTGGATAAATTAAAAGGTAATATTCCTGATGCGGTAATTGCGATGATTCCCGATACGGCAGCTAAATTCCAAATTAATACTCCATTAAGATTGGCACACTTCTTAGCACAATGTGGGCATGAAAGTGGTGGATTTAGAGCAACACAGGAAAACTTAAACTATTCAGCTAAAGGATTGGCTGGTATATTTAGAAAGTATTTTCCAACTGAAGCTGCAGCAGCATCTTATGCTAGAAACCCACAAAAGATTGCCAACAAAGTATATGGTAATAGAATGGGTAACGGACCTGAATCAAGTGGTGATGGCTACAAATTTAGAGGTAGAGGATATATCCAATTGACAGGTAAAGAAAACTATACTGCATTTGGTAAAGCAATTGGTGAAGATATATTAGCAAATCCTGATGTAGTGGCATCTAAATACGCATTATTATCAGCAGCTTGGTTCTTCTCTAAAAACGGATTACATAAGATGGCAGATGGTGGAGCAACTGATGCGGTAGTAACATCAATTACTAAAAGAGTAAATGGAGGAACGATTGGATTGGCAGATAGAATAAAACATTTTAAAGAATATTATCATCTATTAGCATAAGTAAAAAGGAGAAGTTTTTCTCCTTTTTTTTATACTTATACATAACTAAACATTCAACTATGTATGAAAAAATTATTCGTATTATTAAGTTTCTTTTTGTTAAGCAGTGTTGCGGTTGTTGCTCAAACAATAGGAAGCACTAAAACAGAACAATATAAAGCATCCTTTGAAACCGCGATAGATATAGAAAGATTTTTAGATTATGATGGACCACAAATCCCAATTCAAATTCTAAAAGCCGGTATTAGTGATGAGATGTATGAGATGTATCCTGAATTAAAAGAAAAAAGGGTAGGTTTGGGTGTTGCTAACATTTCGATGGAATATTTGGAAAACCTTAATCGTTTCAAATTTACCGAAGATAAAACGGAAATTAAGAATAGAATGGTTAAGCAATTCCAAGCATCGCAAGCTGGCATTTCCGAAAACAAATTAGATGGTAGAGGAAAGATTAACTTAGCAAAATACTTTGTAACAATCGAATGTTACGATTATTCGGTATCCGAAGATGAAACTGTAAACCTTAAAGATGGTGTTAAAAACCTTATGGTAACTCGTATCGGTTTGCAAGTTAGATTTACCGATGCAGAAACAGGTGTAGTATTTGGAGCAAGTGGTTTGGGAGAAGCAAAAACTACTAGAGAATTAACTCTTTTATCAGATGCAACTGTTGATGAAGTTAAATTCAATCAATCAACTATATCTATTGCTACTAAAAAAGCATTGGATATTGCGTGTGCTAGAATTTTAGATAGAATGATTAAAAAAGGTATATTCACAAACTAATAAAAATGATTAAGTTAAAAGATTTATTGAACGAAGCGAAAGTTAAAACTCCAACCGAAATCGTTACATCCGTTCCTGCGACGGCAATCCCTCAGACTAATATAGCCAGAGCAGAGGTTATGTTAGGATTACACATGGGTGGTGTATTAGGTAGGGGAACACTAACTGTTAGAGATTATTCATTGGGCTATTCTGAAGGCAAGGTTGCGTTGAAACTAACCCGAAATGGAATAATGGCAGTACGGGTTAGAAGTGAAAAAGATCCTGATTATGTGAACCAAATTAAAAAGGTTGCCGATGCTTTCTTAATTGACTACGTCAAGCAAATAAAAAAGTGATTAGATTAAAAGATATATTAAGAGAATCAAAACTTTACTCATTTACCGGAGCTAGTGGCAAACAGGTTAAACATAAGCACATGTGCCATAAGGTTGCTCGACAAAAATACTTTCAATTAAAAAAGAAAGGAAAAAATATCAAATATATTGAAGGAGAAGTTTATGTTCCTTTAGAAGATGGAAAATATAAATGGGTTGAGCATGCATGGAATTTAATTGATGGTAAGCCTGTTGATTTTGCATACGGTGAGAATAATTACAAATATAAAGGGCGTGTTATTAAAGATGACTATATGAATATGTTACCTAAGTGGATGCATACTTTTTTAGGGCCAGAAGATATATGCGATGTGAATATCAGAGTTGGTGATGAATATGGAAATAAAGCATACGAATAGAATGATACGATTAAAAGATATACTTTCAGAAGTAGATAAGCGATTTGAGATACCACAAAATAAGTGGACTCCAATAATGCGTTCAGAACTACCCCGTTTCAAAAGAATTATATTTGATTTGATTTCAACTGCGTATCAACCAATTGGAGGACACTCTAATGTGAAAGATAAAGAAGACCTACCGGATGAGGGTGATTTCTTTGATGTGATAGATGTAGATGGTGATGATGAGATAGATGCAGCTACAATAGCAAAATATAAACCAGCCGGTAAGAAGTTTGTTGCATTGGGACATGATGGTTCTTCGGCAGGTAAATCGGCAGCAGTAAATCATCAGGTAGATAAATTAAAGAGTGGTGGATACTATGTAGAAGTATCCGGTAAAATGAGAGATATATTTATGGGTAAAGGATTGGTGCCTGTTACCGATGAAGATGTTGTTCGCAAGGCCTTAAAAGGAAAAGAACTTAAATGGAACGGAGATGGTTCATACGATAGAAAAATCGGTGGAACTATACACACTAAAATGATGTTTGGAAAACCAAGATGATAAAATTAGGTAACATATTAAACGAAGGTGTACGAAATCCCGCTAATATAAAAGCGTATTATGAGGCATTGTGTAAAAACGAAAAAGTAACTCCTTTGCCTGTAAAGTTTGGAAATGTTGGTAAGGGTGGAGCAGCATTAACGTTCAATCCCAAAACAATGAAACCCCTTTACATTTCATTTGATGTAAATAGAATGATGGATCCTGAGCAAGCGGTTATACATGAATTGACACATCAGATAAAATTAGAAACTGAAAAGGATGCTTATATTGGAAAGAGAGACCAAACTGCTAAATTTAAGAAATTAGAAAATCGTTTGTTTGAAAAATATGCATATTCGAAATTTTCTAGCATTCTTTGGAAAGAAAGTAAAGCAATAGATGAAAAGTTATCAGTAGCAGGTTCAGCAGCAAGAAATATAATTAATACTATATTACCTAAAACAACTTTCGCTAAGGGAGATGAGAAATCACAATCAGACCATCAGAAAATGATTAATGATTTGGTGAAAATTCTTAATAATTTTTATAAGAAATATAACATAGATAAAACAATAGATTTATAATTTCTTAATAATTTGATAATATAAAATTAGGTATAAACACAAAATCGATTCATAATTATTGGGGAACTAACTTGATAATTTATGAATCGTTTCTTTTTATTGTTGTTACTATTGCCAAATTTATTATTTTCGCAGGTAACAATCAAAGGTGTTACAAAATCCAAATCGGAAACACTTTATTTCTCCCACATTTCTTTTAAAAACCCAAATAGTGATGTTTTTACAACAATTTCAGACACCGAAGGAAAATACTCTATTGTATTAAAAGAAGGTAAGTATCAAATCAAATCTTCATTCGTTGGATATAAGGAATATACAAATGAGGTGGTGTTTGATAGAGATACTGAATTTGATATATTATTTCCAGATGATGCCAAACAATTATCCGAAGTTGTCGTAAGAAGTGTTTCTCAAAAGGTAACGGAAGCGGCAGTAGTAAGAACAATACGAAATAGTAATGTAGTATCGGATGGGTTATCAATTGATTTTATTAAAAAAACACCCGATAGAAATGTGGGCGATGCACTTAAAAGAGTAAGTGGGGTTACGATACAAAACGATAAGTTTGTATTAGTAAGAGGATTAGCGGATAGATATAATTCAGCTCTACTTAACAAAACCCAACTACCATCAACCGAACCTGATAGAAGAGCATTTTCATTTGATATAATACCAACATCTCTAATAGATAACATCATAGTTTCTAAATCAGCATCAGCAAATCAACCAGGCGATTGGGCAGGTGGATTAGTCCAAATAACTACAAAAGAAGTATCTGATAACTTTTTTAATATATCTTTGGGAAGTGGTTGGGGTTCGGTTTCAACTTTGAGAGATTTCAAGTTAGTTCAACCTACCGATTTCCCCTCCACATTCCCTTCCACTTACAAATACCGAATAAGTAGTAATGGTGATAAAAGAGCTTACACTAAACTACTTACCAATCCCTCTACCGATGAATTACAATCTATTCCAAACTTAAATGGTGGATTATCATTTGGATATACAAAAGGTAAATGGAATTCATTATTTAGTTCCACAATACGAAATGGATTTACAATAAATAATATTGATAGAAAAGATTATCAATCATCAAGTGAATTGGCGTATAATTACAAAGATGTTTTATTTACAAAAAGATTTTCCACAAATGGTTTATTTAATTTCACTTATTTAGGTGAAAATCGATATAGTTGGAAAACATTAGTGAACTACCAAAAGGATGATACATACTTAACCCGTAATGGTGATAACTTTGATAATGTTCAGAATGTTTTATCTACTGCATCAAATCACATTAATAATTTAGTAATTAGTTCTCAATTTGATGGTAAAATCGAAACATTAGATTTCAATTTAGGATACACATACACTTTTAGAGAGCAACCTGATTATCGAATAAACCCAATTACAAAATCATTAGGAGTAAACGAACCATACCAAACTGCATGGAGAGATACCTATCGTTTTTGGAGTGTGATGGATGAGAACTCTTTTAATGGTAATATAAACAAACAAATAGGAGATATAAAAATAGGTGGTGGCTATCTAAAAAGAATTAGAGGATTTAATGCTAGAATATTCCGTAATCTATCGACTGATATGTTAGATGAGATTACAAACAACACCGATAGATACACAGCCGATTTTGATTTGGGTTCTCTTTATACAATGTATGATACTGAATTTGGTAAATGGAAACTAAACACCGGATTAAGAGGTGAGTATAACCTATTCAATGTATCAACCGCAGATTTTAGTGGTCAAAAGGTAAATGTAGATAGAAAATATTTGGATATATTACCATCGCTAAATCTTTCATACAACGAAGAAAAAACAAAGTATAGATTTTCATTAAGTAAAACATTAGCAAGACCGGAGTTTAGAGAAGTAGCTAATTTTGCTTATTATGATTTCGTTAGAAACGCACAAATATTAGGAAACTCAAAGTTAGAAAAATCTGACATATATAATGTAGACCTTAAATACGAATGGTATCCAAAGGTGGGTGAGAACATTTCACTTTCTCTATTTGGTAAGAACTTTATCAAACCAATTGAACAAATCGTAGCAGATGGTTCAGTTCCATCAAACTTATTATTGACTTATACAAACCCTAATTCAGCTATCCTATATGGTGTTGAATTGGAAGTTCGTAAAAAAATAAACGATTGGTTTGATTTTTACACAAACGCTTCGGTAATGAATTCAGAAGTAGAAGTGAATGGTGTGAAAAGACAATTGCAGGGACAATCAAACTATGTGTTAAATAGTGGAGTAAACATTCATAAAAAGAAAAATACTATTAACATAACTTACAATAGAGTTGGCGATAGAATTTCAGCAGTAGGGTTTCAGGGTTACCCAAACATCTTTGAAAATAGTAGAGATGTATTAGATTTAACCTTTTTACATAAACTTCCAAAAGGAGAAATAAAACTGGCAATAGGTGATGTATTTGCGCAACCATCGATTTATTACCAAAAGTTACAAAACCGAAATCTAATAAAAACAAACAACGAACAAACAATTTCTTTAACATTAAATTTGAATTTATGAAAAAACTATTAGTAGCTATTTTAGCATTTGGATTATTAAGTTGCGAAAAAGAATTAGGTGGAGAAGATGGACCTATTAACATCCCAACTTCAACAACACTTTCAGGCAACATCAACGCAACAACAACTTTAACTGCGGATAAAGTTTGGACATTAAAAGGATATGTGTATGTAACCGATGGTGCAAAACTTATCATTCAACCTGGTACAACAATCGTATCTGATATTGCTGAAAAGGGAGCATTGTGTATCGAAAGAGGAGCACAAATAATTGCGGAAGGAACTGCAACAAAACCAATTGTATTTACATCAGGTAGAGCAAATGGTGAAAAGGCACCTGGAGATTGGGGTGGTATTGTAATATTGGGTAGAGCAAAAACCAATAGAACATCAGAACCAACAATAGAAGGTGGTATTGGTAGACCTTATGGGGGAACAAACGATTTAGATAATAGTGGTGTTCTTCGTTTTGTAAGAATAGAATATGCTGGTATTGCAGCAATGCCGAATTCAGAAATCAACGCACTAACATTAGGTGGTGTTGGTAGCGGAACAATTATTGAAAATGTTCAAACAATTTATGCTAACGATGATGCATTTGAATTCTTTGGTGGAACTGTATCACCCAAAAATCTATACGCATATGCAACCGCAGATGATGACTATGATTTTGATTTTGGATATACTGGCACCGTATTAAATAGTGTAGCAAAGAGAGACCCACAATTTGTAGATAATGGTGATGCTGGAAATGGAGTGGAGTGTGATAATGATGGAACAGGTTCTCCTGCGCAACCTTTTACACACCCTAAATTGAATGGTATGATACTAATCGGACCATTTGATGTGGCATCTTTGACAAATCATAATTTAGGGTTAAGATGGAGAAGAGCGACACAATTTACAATTACTAATTCAAAGGTATTGGGTTATCAAAAGGGTTCATTCTCTATTGAAAGTAATGAAACGGCAACTGCATACAAAGATGGGATTTCGAAGTTCTTAAACAACGAAATTCAGGCATTTGACCCATTATTAAATTTCAAATCTACATCAACACTTTTCACCGCAGCTCAAATGAAAGAGAAAGCATTGGGTGAGGGAAATGTGGAAAAGAACTACACAAAAGCGGAATTAGAAACACTTTCTAAACCTATATGGAGTAATGGATGGACTAGATTCCCATCGAAAGGTAATTAATAATTTAATAATGAAATAACCCTCACTTAAAAGTGGGGGTTTATTATTTATATCTATGAAAGATTTACTAACTATTGTAATCCCTTGTAAAAACGAAAAAGATAACATTTATGAATGTATTTCATTTATTGCAAAGCAAGT